TTACTAATGCCATGTTAGCAGGTTCTATTGCAAACGCAAAATTATCAAACAGCACAATAACAGTTGATGGTCAATCAGTTGCATTGGGTGGTTCGGTCACAACAACTAACACTCAACTATCTACAGAACAAGTAGAAGACATCGTAAACGGATTAGTAGTTGGTGGAACAAACATCACTTCTACATATGATGATGCAGCTGGAACACTTACACTTGCTGGTTACTCAGATGCAAATATCAGAGGTTTATTATCTGCTGGTGGAGATTTATCATACAACAGTGGAACTGGTGCAATCTCATTTACAGAAAGAACAGATGCAGAAGTAAGAGGTCTAGTATCAGTAACAGACAGTGGTGGAGATGGTTCACTTTCATATAATAGTTCAACTGGTGCAATAACTTACACAGGGCCAAGTGCATCTGAGACAAGAGCTCATTTAAGTGCTGGAACTGGTGTATCATATAGTGGTGGTGCATTCAGTATTGGTCAGCCAGTTGCAACTTCAAGTAACGTAACGTTTGGAGACTTAACATTAAGTGGTAACCTAACAGTTAATGGTTCTACTTCAACAGTAAGTTCAACTAACACAACCATCGAAGATTCTTTGATTGAGTTGGGAACAGGGACAACTGGGGCTCCAGCTGGAGACGCAGGTATTGTCATTGAAAGAGGTGATGAAAGTAACGTGTTTATGGGTTGGGACGATAGTGCATCAAGTTTTGCATTCGGAACAACTACTGCAACAGGTTCTTCAACTGGTGCATTAACAGTGACACCAGCAGCGGTATCCACAGGTGCATTAACAATAACAAATGCATCTAACAGTGGTGGAACTGCAAGAAATATGTACCAATCAACATCTGCTCCACAGAGTTCAGATGGAGCGGTTGGTGATATGTGGATTCTTTACTCCTAATCTAGGAGTTTAGAATTCTAATAAATAACAGTATTATTAATGGATAATTAAATGGCAACAGGTTCACAAAAGGTCAAAACACCAGCAGGTTGGAATTCAACCCAAGGTGCATGGGTAAAGACTGGTTCTTCCACATGGAAAGCAGTCGACCAAATCTATATTAAAACCCCTACTGGATGGAACAATGCATCAGGGCAGACTGCAACTCAAATTCCATATCCATATATTGCAAATGCACAACAACCAAACATAAGGGATGCACAACAACCGTATCCTTATATTGCAAATGCACAACAACCAAACATAAGAGATGCACAACAACCGTATCCTTATATAGCGAATGGACAAGAACCAAACATAAGGTCAGCACAACAACCGTACCCTTATATAGCAAATGCAAGACAACCTTCTACGTATCAACATAGAAGTCCTTTTACATATGCTAGACAGGGACAAACACCATTTACGTATCAACATAGGTCTCCTTTCACTTATAGAAACCCAGTGAATGGACAAGAACCTAATATACGTAATAGTCAAACACCTTTCACTTATAGAAATCCAGTGAATGGACAAGAGCCTAATATACGTGATGCAAGACAACCTTCTACGTATCAACATAGAAGTCCGTTAACTTATAATCATAGGTCTCCATATACGTACAGTCATAGGTCTCCATTTACATATAGAAGTCCAGTGAATGCTCAAGAACCTAATATTAGAGATGCACGTCAACCTTCTACGTATCAACATAGGTCACCGTTAACATATAGTCACAGGTCTCCATATACGTACAGTCATAGGTCTCCATTTACATATAGAAGTCCAGTGAATGGACAAGAGCCTAATATACGTGATGCAAGACAACCTGCTACGTATCAACATAGGTCACCGTTAACATATAGTCACAGGTCTCCGTTTACTTATCAACATAGGTCTCCGTTCACTTATAGAAGTCCTGTATCTGCACAAGAACCTAATATTAGAGATGCACGTCAACCTTCTACATATCAGCATAGGTCACCTTTAACATATAGTCATAGGTCTCCGTTTACGTATCAACATAGGTCTCCATTTACGTATAGAAGTCCTGTATCTGCTCAAGAGCCAAACATACGTAGTGCAAGGCAACCTTCTACGTACCAACATAGAAGTCCGTTAACTTATAGTCATAGGTCTCCATATACGTACAGTCATAGGTCTCCATTTACGTATAGAAGTCCTGTATCTGCACAGCAACCTACGATTAAGAATGCTCAGCAACCTACGATTAAGAATGCTCAACAACCGTTTACATTCCAAGCACCATTTACTTATCAACAACCAAGTAATGCAAGACAACCGAATAATGCGAGGAACCCATTTACATACAGAGTGCCGTACATTGCTAATGCAAGACAACCGAATAGTGCAAGGAATCCATTTACATACAGAGTACCTTACATTGCTAATGCAAGACAACCTTCAATATCCAATTCAAGGAGTCCGTTCACTTATAGAGTACCGTATATTGCAAATGCTAGACAACCTGTTATCTCACAGTCACCACAACAGTATAACGCTAGATTCCCATTCACCTACTACTTCTCGTATGGAAGTCCGTTTGGTGGGGGTAACTTCTGTGAACCATAAGCCGATGACTATGAAAAGATATAATACTAAATTAACAGGAGTTACAGATGCCAATAGGTAACAGACAACAACCATACACTGCTAACAGACAGCAATCTGTGGCATCGCAAAATCCTTTCACTTATAGTGCAAGATATCCAGCGAATGGACAGCAACCTAACGCTGCAAATGTACAGACACCATTTACGTATAGTGCAAGATATCCCGCGAATGCACAGCAACCGTTTACGTTCCAAGCACCATTTACATATAGTGCAAGATATCCAGCGAATGCTCAGCAACCGTTTACGTTTCAGAATCCGTTTACTTACAGACATCCTATGTCTGCGAGACAACCTAATAATGCAAGGAGTCCATTTACGTACAGTCATAGGTCTCCGTTTACTTATAACCATAGGTCACCATTTACGTACAGGAACCCTGTATCTGCACAAGAACCTAATATACGTTCGGCACAAGAACCTAATATTAGAAGTCAGCAAGAACCTAATATTAGAAGTAATCAAGCACCGTTTACTTATCAATATAGAAGTCCGTTCACTTACAGGAACCCTGTATCTGCACAAGAACCAAACATAAGGTCAGCACAACAACCTAATATTAGAAGTCAACAGGAACCTAATATACGTAATGCTCAGACTCCGTTCACTTATCAGCACAGGTCACCTTTCACTTATAGGAACCCTGTATCTGCACAAGAACCGAACATTAGAGCTGCTCAACAACCTAATATTAGAAGTCAACAGGAACCTAATATTAGAAACAGTCAAACACCGTTTACGTACAGTCATAGGTCTCCATTTACATATAGGAACCCTGTATCTGCTCAAGAACCTAATATACGTTCTGCACAAGAACCTAATATTAGAAGTCAACAGGAGCCTAATATACGTAATGCTCAGACTCCGTTTACGTACAGTCATAGGTCTCCATTTACATATAGGAACCCTGTATCTGCTCAAGAACCTAATATTAGAAATGCACAAGAACCTAATATTAGAAGTCAACAGGAGCCTAATATACGTAATGCTCAGACTCCGTTTACTTATCAATATAGAAGTCCGTTCACTTATCAGAATCCTAGTAATGCACGTCAACCTGCTACATATCAGCATAGGTCACCGTTCACTTATCAGAATCCAGTGAATGCTCAAGAACCTAATATTAGAGATGCACAGCAACCGTATCCATACATTGCAGCTGCTCAAGAACCTAATATACGTAATGCACAGACTCCGTTTACTTATCAGAGAACAGGTCAAACACCGTTCACTTATCAGCACAGGTCTCCATTCACGTATGCAAGACAGGGTCGAACACCGTTTACGTATCAACATAGAAGTCCGTTCACATATCAAAGAACTGGTCAGACTCCATTTACGTATCAACATAGAAGTCCATTCACGTATGCAAGACAGGGTCAAACCCCCGAAGCAAGATGGGATGGAGTTGGTTCACAACAGTGGCCTGCAACCCCAATTACATCATAGGAACTTACCCGACAGTGAACAAACCCCTCGAAAGAGGGGTTTTTTTTGCTCACTAAATACATGTATGAAGAAAATTACTACCCTTGAAGAAGCAAAAGAACATATAATACCCCAAGACTTTAAGTCCATGTCAATGAAGGACAGACAGAGTATTGGTAATTTCCATTTAGGTGCGTTTAATATAGAACCAGGCTTTGATAAAACCACAGAAATATATAAAATTCTTGAATGGTTATTTGATGAGATATTACCACCAGTAAAAATTGCAAAGTGGTCAGACTTTGAATACCTTAGAAAGGAAAATAGGTTTGGTGGGTTTAATGGTTTAAAAAACGAGTCTGTAACTTATCACAAATTCTTACCAGTAGGATATGCAGAGAAACCTAGGACACCAATTCCTGGCCATGCTGGAATGGATATGAAAGATGCAGATGGTTATGTTAATTTAGATACATTAATTGATTGGGAAGGTGTGGATAGAAATCAGCAATCTGAAGGTTCATTACTATCAATGTATTATCATGGTGCAAAAGCACATTGGTTGATTCAAAGTATTCAAGAGGAAGGTCTTAGAGCTCCAATTCAAGGATATGTTATAAACAATGGAATCACAGGATTAAATACCGAACCAACATATACATTTAGAATACACCCAGGCTCTATTAGAAGTGGTGTGTTTGAAGAATTGAACAATAATGATATGGAAATCATGGTCTTAGATGATTATGATGTTGTAAAGGTTGAACCTTCAAGCCTAGACCAAGTTCTAGAAATGTGGTATAATAAGTTAAAAAGATTAGATAAAGCATATCATTGCTCATTCACATATGTTGATGGTTGCATTGAATACAATACTGCATTGATGGACTTAGATTTTAGAGATGAAGTGCATGAATTCAACAAACAAGTTTATGAACTTGCAAAAGGTAAACCCCTAACAATCTATATTGGACATGATAGCAGACATGGAGATTTGTCTAAGTGTTCTAAGTTTGCATTGTTAGAAACTATCAAAAGCGGTTTCGGTAATGGATGGATGCATGACCAAGTCAGATGGGAACCCGAAGTTAAAATACTTGACATTGCTGAGATTCCCGAGTATACTAGAGAGTATGCAAATCAAAGTACTGAATTTACATACAGTAGATTCTTAATACCTTACTTAGAGAATTACGAAGGATTTAGTATCTTTATTGATGATGATTTTATCTTTAAGAAAAGTATACTACCAATGTTCTACTATCTAAATCCAAACGATGCTGTTGCATGTATTAAGTATCCACAATACAAACATGATGATACAAAGTTTGATGGTGAAGTAAACATCGACTATCCAAAGAAGCTATGGTCTAGTATGATGGTGTTCAATAACGGACATGAAGATTGTAAGAAGTTGACCCCCGAAGTTGTTAACACATGGACAGGAAAACAATTACATCAATTCGAATGGACAGACAAGATTTCTCCTATACCCGAACACTATATCTTTGTAGAAGGGTATGATAACCACGAAGAGAAGTATGATTATAGTGGTATCCACTATACACGTGGGGGCCCTTGGGTAAAGGGGATGGATTATTCCACCATAAATAATCTAGAGGACTTTTTAAAAGTTAAAAGAAAGTTGCCAATTGGCAATTAATATGTTATAATAGTAACGAGGAACTATAATTATGAATGCATTTATATACGACAGCGATGGTACAATATTTGTCCGTAAACCAAACGGATTAGAGTATAACTACGAAAACGTTGATAAACCTGCTTTTGAGTTTGAATATGATGTTGTCATCTATGATGATATCGAAGTTAAAATTGAACGTTGGGAAGATGGTCTAGGATTCGACCAACAAAAAAAAGTTGCACTCTCAAAAGAAGAGTGTGAAATTATTGAACAATATATTGAGAATAGTGAACCACCTATGGGTCATAGTCTTAATAGTCAAATTGTGGATAACCTATTCAGGCAAGTCGACAAGTATGTTGACGAAGAATGCGCTCAGTACAGATTTAAAGATTTGAGTGAAGCAACCTATGCTGGGAGAGAGGGTTCAAACCATCCCCATAGAAACAATGCAAGAAGAGCCATGGAGTATGCAGACGCAGTCAATTGTGTTTTATTTCAACTTGTTGAAGAAGTTCAATCCACTAGAGAAGATTTTCTTAAAGATTTTGATGCTTACGTAAGTGAGTTACCAAGTCCATACATACCCGAAGATACTAGAGCATAGATTATGTTCGATGATGTAGAGTTAGAGTTCATTAACGAACCCTTTCATATCAAAGATATGCCTTTGAAGAATGTGTATGTCCTTGATAATTATCTATCCACAACAATGCATCATGCTATAGACAAGCAGATTACACGTAAACAATATTGGTCTAAGACAAATCAAGTTGGTAGTGGGAGTCCTACAGGATTGCCTCATCATAGTTTTTGGGGTGCTGGTTTTTTTAGAGGTGAGAACCTAGAACTAGAACACGGTATAGAACCAAGCGATACCTACCTAATGTCTTGGTTTAATAGAAAACTTCAAACAGATTTTGGATTTATGTGGGAAAGATTTCAATACTTTGGATTGAACTCACAGACTCAAGGACTTGAAGGAACCACACATGCAGATTGTGACTCCAATGATAGTTGGAATCTTTCATTTCTATATTATCCAAATAGATTTTGGAATGATTCATGGGGCGGTTCATTAAGACTGTATAATGAAATGCAACAAGGAATCCATGGAAGAGCAAACCACATTAAGAATCACCAAACACAAGAGATATATTTTAAACCGAACAGACTGTTAATGTTTGACGGAAGAATTCCACATGGTGCAGATGCACCATCTCCAAAGGCACGATATATGGATAGACGTTCTTTGGTAATAAGAGGAGATGAAATTAGTATAAAAACTTTATGGGGTGAAGATGCCTACGATTGAATTCACAACTTACGATAAGAGAACCACAGAATTATGGAAACCAGTCTTAGCAAAGAAGGTTGTTCCCGATTGGTGGAAGACTATGAAAGTTCAAGAAGTAGTTCGTGGAAATAAAACACACACCATTAGGTCATGTCCAGCAATGGATGACTGGTTAAAGAGTGGATGGTATATCTGTGCAAAAGCAGATATGAAAGTGATTCTTCCTACCGAGGGTGCAGCTCATGCTATGACAGACCCCGAGAACCCATATCATTCCCCGACACATCCAGCAGCTCAAGTGGGTCAGAGTTTTACGTATTTACCGAAAGAAGATGCACCCACCATGGATGCATTCAAAATGAGAAGTCCTTGGAATATTATAACACCGCCTGGCTATTCTTGTCTATACCTAGACCCATTCTTGTTTCAGAATACTCATTTTGCAACATGGCAAGGTATCATAGATACAGATACATTTAATGTTAACATGGATAATTCACAAATCATATTCTATCCTAAGACAAGTAAATCCTTTACAATTAAGGCAGGAACACCATTAGTTCAAGTAATACCTTACAGAAGAGAGACTTGGAATGCATCATATATAACATACGATAATAAATCTTGGCAAGAAAACCGTTCTGTAAGAACCACACATAGAGTGGGTGAAGACGGTGAAAAAATTAAAACTATGGATGAATGGAATAGGTCACCCGAACTTAGAGAAGAGAAAAGACATATAGAAGGAATGGCTGGGGCATACCGAAGAATTAAGTATTGGAATGAAAAGGGTAGAATGTTTAAAGAAGATAATCCACCACCCGAATGTCCTATGCATAATCCCGAAATAGGAGAAGAATCATGAGTGTTAGATTAGCATTCCCCACAGTAATATTTGAAAGAGACCTACTTGATAAAGAAAGGTATGGTAACGGTGCTGTTGACATCGAATATCTTAATTTTCTTAGAGATGAGATGAATGCGTGGAGACAAAGAGACCCAAAGGGGAGACAGATATCAAACAGATACACTGGATGGCAGTCTCACGATGGAATAGAACAGCATCCGTCTTTTGCAAAGATTATTAGATGCATACAAACTGCATTGAGAGAAGAAGTACAATTGTATTTTGGGGTCAACCCCTCTGCAGCTCAGATTTGTATAGACAATACTTGGGCAAACATTAATGATAAAGGGGCATGGAACACACCTCATTTACATAATGGTTGTTGGTATAGTGGAGTGTTTTATGTACATGGTGACGGTGACGAGGGAGACCTCAGTATGATTAATACCGATGCTAAGATAGTTGCAGACCATCCGTCAGTACAAAGACATCAAGAGAGTATAGGATACAAGCCAGAAACTGGGAGACTCGTAATGTTTCCTAGTGGTGCAATGCATATGGTAGAACCTAATCCCACAGACAAAGACCGATACTCAATCTCCTTTAATTGTAGGGTACAATACATTGGTGACTCTGCAGACGCAAGAAAGCCTTGGCAGGAATTACCAGCGGAAGATGAATTTGTTTTCGAATTAGACTCGAAAGGCAACCCCATACTGAACTAGATTTTCTAAATAGTAGTATGGAAATTACTATCACACCTTATATCTTATTCAACATCGTTACGGTGTTCATCATAGTACCTATAGGATTCTTGTTAAGAACGTCTTTAGCAGAAGTTTCGCGTCAAGGTATTCTCCTCAATAAAACACGTGAAGAAATAGCAAAAGATTATGTCACAAGAGAGGAGATAGAACGCGACATGACTAAACTGCTTGACCAAATGAATCGTATTTCGGACAAAATAGACAAACTTACGTCAAAGACTTATTTCCAAGAATAAAAAACGCATAAATAGTATTAAACAGGAAATACTATTATGGCAGAACCCAATTCAAAAGCAACCCTCAAAGAGTATGTCAAGAGAAGACTAGGCGCACCTGTGTTGGAAATCAACGTGGATGATGACCAGTTCGATGACAGAATTGACGAAGGCCTTCAATACTTTAGAGAATACTGCTATGATGGTAGTGTGAAGTGTTTTCTTAAGCACGAACTAACTCAAAATCAGATAGACTCATTCACAACAAACGAATCCCATTCTGCAGCTACAGCAGGTGGACATGTGATAGATGGACAAACTTACAAAGAACAACAGAACTATCTTACCTTACCCGAACATGTACTATCTGTTATAAACATTTTACCATTCAATGATAAATCAAACCTTAATATGTTTGACTTAAGATATCAATTAAGATTGAATGACATGTATGACTTATCTTCAACCAACGTTTTACATTATGAAATGATGCAACAGAACCTTTCAATGATGAATAATATTCTAGTTGGAAGAACACCTTTAAGATACAACATGCATTCTAATAGATTGTATCTAGATTTGGATGCATCCAGTTTGACTGCTGGTGAGTTCTTAATCATTGAATGTTATAGAAAGATTGACCCAACAGACATGACAGACGTATACAATGACATGTGGTTGAAGAAATACTGTACTGCATTAGTTAAGTATCAGTGGGGTGAAAACCTATCAAAGTTTTCGGGAATTGCATTGCCGGGCGGTGTTACATTAGACGCTGCACAGATGAAGTCCGAAGCACAAGAGGAAATTACAAGATTAGAAGAAGAGTCAAGACTGAATTTTGAAATGCCAGTCATGGACTTAATGGGATAAAAACATGCCGACAAATGTATTTTTTAACCATGCAGTTAATACTGAACAGATGTTATATGAAGACATCGTTGTTGAGTCACTTAGGATGTTTGGACACGAGACGTATTATCTACCAAGAGAGATTGTAGAAGAAGACACGATTCTTGGTGAAGATGTGCAGTCTAAATTTGGAGATGCGTACTCAGTAGAGATGTATCTAGAAAATACAGATGGATTTGAAGGTGATGGAGACCTCATGTCCAAGTTCGGTGTACAAGTAAGAGACCAAGCAACATTCGTTATATCCCTAAGAACATGGGAAAGATTCATATCACTAGATTCAAACCTTACAACATCATTGAGACCCAACGAAGGTGATTTAATTTACTTCCCTATGAGTGGTTCAATGTTCGAAATAAAATTCGTAGAACATGAGAATCCATTCTATCAAGTTGGAAAACTGTTTGTATTCAAACTGCAGTGTGAATTATTCGAATACAGTGGAGAAGATTTCGATACTGGAACAGTGGTAGACTTAGTGGAGAACGAACAAGCCTATACTATAGAAATGCAAGTTTCAAATACAAGTGGAGACTTTGTGATTCAAGAGGTTCTTAATTATAGTGGAGCTGCAACAGGTGAAGTCATTGGTTGGACACCTGGCCCAACTGGGAATATCCGTAAACTTACTATCAAAGATGTCACTAGAACACTTGCAGTTGGTGACACCCTAGTTGGTGCATCAAGTGGTAAGACAGTGGTCATAGAATCGATTACAGACGTGCTAACGTTTGCTAATGATGGTGATGCACAGAATAAAGACTTTGAAGACAAGGCAGATGGATACTTAGATTTCTCAGAGACTAACCCATTCGGTGAGGTCACATAATGTTCGGTACCTATTTTTATAATGAAACTTTCAAACGAGCAGTATCCATTTTTGGAACACTGTTCAATAACATTACAATTAAGAAAACCAAATCAGATGGTACAGTTCTAACAGAACAAAAGGTACCAATATCATACGGGCCAAAACAAAAGTTCTTGCAAAGACTAGCAGAAGATGCTGACCTTGGTGATGGTATGAGAACTGCAATTAGTATGCCTAGACTTGCATTCGAACTTACAGGGTTTGAATATGATGCATCTAGACAACAAAATAAACTAATACGACATACTAAATCCGATTTGGAAAGTTCAGATACAGGAAAGAGAGGATTTCAGTATCAACCAGCACCATACAATTTAACATTTAGTCTATCAATTCTTGCAAAGAACATGAATGATGCACTACAAATAGTAGAACAAATACTGCCATATTTCCAACCCGAATATACGGTTACTATGAAGATGATTGATTCTATGACAGACCATAGAGATGTTCCAATTATTCTAAGTTCCGTATCAATGGAAGACCAATACGAAGGTACGTTCGAAGAAAGACGTGTTATAGAATACACATTGGAGTTTCAGATGAAACTGTACTTCTTCGGCCCAGTATATACTGGTGAAATTATTAAGAATGTTATCGAAAGAACATACATATCAGACGGAGTGCAAGGACAAGTTAAGACTGCAAGTGGTCTATTCACTACCAGTGAAATAGAAGACAGTGGATTGGTTAAAGAGGTCAAATCATATGAACCAGCTTTTGCAGCTGTTTCAAATGCAGTATCTTCGTCCACCACAATAACATTCCCAACAGCAATAAATACAAAGATAAGTGTAAACGATGAAGTGTTCGGTACCAATTTAGGAACGAATCCAACTATATCCTCTATTGCTGAGGACAAACAAAGTATTGTAGTATCAAGTGCAGTGACACTAGATGCAAAAACCAATCTTAAGTTTGTTGGTTCGGTCAATCCCGATGACACCTTTGTTGTTGCAGAGACAGTAACGTTTTATGATGATGGTTCTACTAGAAGTTTTGCAGGCGATAGGACTACAGATGCGAGTTAATAATGGCAAAAGATACGATAGATAAACAGTTAGATGATATCCTAGATATCAACACTGAAATCAAACAAGAGGTAGAGATACTTCCTAAACAACTTCCCACTACTAAAGACAGGGGAGAATCCATAGTAAACGATTACAAATATGCTCGTGAAAACTTGTATGGTTTAGTAGAGCGTGGACAAGATGCAATCGATGGTATATTGGATGTTGCAAAAGAAACGGAACATCCACGTGCATACGAGGTTGCTGGGCAGCTTCTGAAAACAGTCGGTGATACTGCAGAAAAACTTTTAGACCTACAGAAGAAAATTAAAGAATTAGAAAAGGACGAAGAAGGTCAGAAAATTGGTACACAACACAATCACCTATACGTAGGTTCAACTTCAGAACTACAAAAGTTTCTAAAAAAGAATAAAGAATAATGGTACAACCAACAAATGAGGGGTACTTAGGTAATAATCTCATCAAGAGAGCTGGGATTGATATCCAGTATACCAAAGAAGAACTTGCAGAATACGTCAAGTGTTCTGAAGACCCTTGTCATTTCATTGAAAACTACACACAGATTATCTCACTAGATGAAGGTATGGTGCCGTTCAAACTCCGTGGTTATCAAGACAAACTTATAAATCACTACAACACCAATCGATTCAATGTAGTTCTTGCATCAAGACAGAGTGGTAAGTCAATCACATCATGTGCATACTTATTGTGGTATCTAGTATTTCATCCCGAGGTTACTGTAGCGGTTCTTGCAAACAAAGGTGCAATTGCAAGAGAGATGATTGCACGTATTGTTACCATGCTAGAATCAGTTCCTTTCTTTTTACAGCCCGGCGTTAAGATTCTTAACAAAGGTTCTATAGAATTTGCAAACGACTCGAAGGTTGTTGCAGCTGCGACATCTTCAAGTTCGATTCGTGGTATGTCTATTAACTTACTATATCTAGATGAGTTTGCATTCGTAGAAGACGCTGCAACTTTCTATACTGCAACATATCCAGTGGTAACATCGGGTAAAGAATCTAAGGTTATCATTACATCTACTGCAAACGGTGTTGGTAATATGTTTCATAAAATATATGAGAGTGCAGTACACGGACAATCAGAGTACAAAGACTTTCTTATTAACTGGTTTGATGTGCCGGGCCGAGATGAGGAATGGAAAGAACAGACTATTGCAAACACATCTGAAGCACAGTTCGAGCAGGAATATGGTAACTCATTCCTAGGAACTGGTAATACTCTTATTAATAGTAACACACTATTGGAAATGAAAGCAGTAGATGGAGAGTATGAGAAAGATGGGTTTGTTATGTATAATAGACCAGCAGAAGGACATGAGTACATATGTACAGTTGATGTTGCCAAGGGTAGAGGTATGGATTGGTCTACATTTACTATCTTCGATGTGTCCACACAACCCTTTAAACAGGTTGCTGTATATCGAGATAACATGATAAGTCCCCTTCTCTTCCCCGATATTATAAATAAGTTTGTAACACCTTATAATAAACCAATTGTTATAATTGAGAATAATAATGAAGGTGCTATGGTGGCAAACCAATTACACTATGATATAGAATACGAGAACGTCTTTACTCAAGGTTTTGCAAAAGCAGAAGACATCGGAGTTACGATGTCGAGAAAGATTAAACGAATCGGTTGTTCTACAATGAAAGAGTTGTTAGAAGAACATAGATTAGAACTCGTAGATAGACCTACTATCACCGAGCTTATGACCTTCATAAATAAAGGTACTAGTTTTGAAGCTGATAGAGGATATCACGATGACATGGTAATGAATGTTGTCATGTTTAGTTGGTTTATCACCACAGAATATTTTTATCACTTAACAGACACACAAGTTAAAGACTTGTTGTATGCAGAACAACAGAAGATTATTCAAGATGACTTGCTTCCAGCAGGTGTATTTGGAGAGACAACTGAACAAGCTGCATCGTTTGTAGATAATCAAGGTGATAGATGGTATCACAAAAACATGTAGTAATAGTAATAATGCTATTAGTAGGAAATTAAAAGTTATAAATAAAACAGTAAACAACTTTTTACATTAACAGGAGAAAAAGTATGGCATTTCAAGTATCACCAGGCGTACAGGTCAAAGAGGTTGACCTTACAAATGTTGTACCAGCAGTATCAAGCACAAGTGGTGCTTTCGCTGGTTCATTCCAATGGGGCCCTGTTGATGAAGTAAAGACAGTTTCAGACGCAAAGGGTTTAGTCGATGAGTTTTCAGAACCAGCTAATACTAACGCTGGAGCAGAAGACTTCTATTCAGCAGAAGCATTTTTAAGATATGGTTCATCATTAAGAGTAGTAAGAGTTAACTCAACAGGTTTGTTTAGTGCAAACAGTGGTGGGTCAAATTCTTCACTTCTAAAAAATCACGATGAATATGTTCAATCATACGAGAGTGGAGCTCTCGTTGGTACAGTAGGACAGTGGACATCTAGATGTGCTGGTTCTTTAGGTAATTCACTTAAAGTTTCAGTATGTGCTTCATCCGATGCATATTACAATGATGCAGCGACTACAACTAGTGGAGAGGAAGCAGCTGGTCAAACAGTTATCACTCTTGCAACTGGTGGTGGTGCATTATGTAAAGTAAGAGACATCGTCACATTCGGTGCAATCACACAACAGTACAGAGTTACAGCAATCAACTCAGACAACATCACAGTCGAAGCAATAGGTCAACCAACAGGTTCGGGTCTAATTGCTACAGTGGCAAGTGGAACAGCAGTTAATAGATACTGGGAATTCTACTCATCTTTCGACAAAGCTCCAGGCAAGAGTGCATCTGCACTTGCAGCTGGTGGTTCAAATGACGAAATACACGTAGTAGTTGCTGATGAAGATGGAACAATCACTGGAATACCTCACAGCATTTTAGAAACATATGCATTCGTGTCAATGGCATCAGATGCTAAAGACGCATCAGGCCAATCAAATTATTACAAAAAAGTAATTGGTAACAAATCAGAATGGGTATATTGGAGTGGACATAACACTGCAATGATTACTCCAGCAAACCAAGACAGAACTCACTTGGCATCTGCTACAACATCATTCTTGTTTCCAACATTACCAATGACAGCATCCCTAGCAAATGGTGCAGATGGAAGAACTCCAACTGCAGCTCAGAAGTACGGTGCATGGGAAGACCATTTCAAAGATGGGGATTTACATGACATCTCATTCTTGATTGTTGGTTCAACAAGATGTGATAACGGTAGTGGTACAGACCAAGATACAATTGCAGACTGGACAACACTTGCTAACCAAGCAGTATTAGTTGCAGAAAATAGAAAGGATTGTATTGCAATCGTTTCTCCAAGACGTGCAGACGTTGTTGGTGTTACTTCAGAGTCAACACAAGCATCTAACGTTATTACAACTGCAAGTACAATGTCTTCAAGTTCATATGCCGTAATCGACAGCGGTTGGACATACCAGTATGACCGATTCAATGATAAGTACTGTTACGTACCAGCTAATGGTCACACAGCAGGCATCATGGCAAGGTCAGACCTTCTTAGAGATGCATGGTTCTCACCAGCAGGATTCTCTAGAGGACAATACCTAGGTATCACAAAACTTGCATTCAATCCTTCACAATCATCAAGAGATGACTTGTACAGAGCAAGAGTCAACCCAGTAGTAACATTCCCAGGCCAAGGTACAATCCTTTATGGTGATAAGACTGCATTAACAAGTCCTTCTGCATTCGACAGAATCAATGTAAGAAGATTGTTCATCGTCCTAGAAAAGGCAATATCAACTGCAGCTAAATCACAACTCTTTGAATTCAACGATGCATTCACAAGAGCTCAATTCAGAGCAGCTGTTGAACCTTTCTTAAGAGATGTTAAAAACAGAAGAGGACTAGTAGATTTCTCAGTAGTTTGTGACGAAACAAACAACACTGATTCAGTCATCGATAGAAACGAATTTGTATGTTCTATCTTTGTGAAACCTTCTAGAAGTATTAACTTTATCACTCTTAACTTCGTGGCTGCAAGGTCGGGGGTTGAGTTTAGTGAAATATATGGTGCAGTTTAAGGAGATAAAACATGGCAACAATAGACCAATTTAAAGCACAACTAGTCGGTGGTGGCCCAAGAGCTAACCGATTTAGAGTATTCCTACCTAGAGCTGGTAACAATATCGAGTTCATGTGTAAGGGTGCAAACATCCCAGCAGGAACTTTAGGCGAAGTCATCATTCCTTTCAGAGGACATAACCTTAAACTAGCAGGAGAACGTACTTTTGCAGACTGGTCAATAACCATCATCAATGACATGGAATTTTCAGCAAGAACTGCTCTAGAAGCATGGCAGACTGAAATTCAAGCAATGGACAGTGGTGAAGGTGCTACAACAACGGACTACTTATTAAGTAGAGCGTTTGTAGAACAGTTAAACAAAGACGACTCTGTACTAGCGAGATATGAGTTCTTCAACATGTTCCCTAAAAACATCGGTGAAATAACATTAGGTTATGACACAGTAGATGCAGTAGAGGAATTTACAGTTGATTTAACCTTCTCTCACTGGGAAAGAGTTCTTTAAGAACAGTGAATAACACCACTTTTAGGTGGTATAAATAATAGTATGGAATTTTTAGGATTTGAAATATCCCGTAAAAAGGATGAACTAAGAGCGAAGGAGTTGCCGAAGGCACCTTCTTTCGTTCCACCAGTTGACGATGACGGTACGCCCGTCATTCAACAACAAAGTGGTTTCGTGGGTGGTGGAGCATACGGTGCTTACATCGACATGGAAGGTGGTATCAAGAATGAGGCAGAACTCATTCGTAGATATCGTGAAGTATCTTTGGTGCCAGAATGTGATTCTGCAATCGAAGATATAGTTAATGAGTGTATCACATCGGATAGTTCTGATAGGATAGTCACACTCGACCTCAGAGATGTTAAACTCTCTGATAGTATCAAAACAAAGATACAAAACGAGTTTTACAACATCCTATCAATGATGAAGTTCAATCAGAACTCTCATGAAATTTTCCGAAAATGGTACGTAGATGGAAGGGTATACTTCCATAAGGTCGTTGACGCTAAAAAACCTAAAGGTGGTATAGTAGACCTAAGAAACATTGACCCTATTAAAATTAAGAAGGTCAGAAACATTGAGAAAGAAAGAGACCCCAAGACTAAGGTCGAAAGGATTTCAGCGATAGAAGAGTTTTTCGTTTTCAATGATAAGGGTTTTGATAAATCCAGTGCAGCGGAAGGAAACACTGTACGAATTGCACCCGAGGCAGTTACTTATACGACTTCGGGATTACTTGACTACACTAAGAACGTAGTCATCGGGTATCTGCACAAGGCATTGAAGACTGCAAATCAGTTATCAATGATGGAAGATGCACTTGTTATCTATAGGATATCAAGAGCTCCCGAAAGAAGAATATTCTACATTGACGTAGGTAACCTTCCGAAAGCAAAAGCAGAACAGTATCTTGCTGATGTAATGAACCGATACAAGAACAAGTTGGTTTACAATGCAGATACAGGTGAAATCAAAGATGATAGAAAACATATGAGTATGTTGGAAGATTTTTGGTTGCCTAGAAGAGAAGGTGGTAGAGGAACAGAGATTACTACATTGCCAGGCGGACAAAACCTAGCAGATATAGATGATATCGAATACTTCAAGAAGAAGTTATATCAGTCTCTAAATGTACCTTCATCTAGAATGGAAGCAGACAATGGGTTTAACATGGGTCGTGCTTCAGAGATTTCTAGAGATGAACTTAAGTTTAATAAGTTCACAAACAGACTTCAGAAGAAGTTTGGAAGAGTTTTTACAGATATTCTTAAGACACAATTAGTACTTAAGGAAATTGTAACAGGAGAAGAGTTCGATAAATTCAAGGACTTTCTCTTGTATGATTATGCAACCGACAACCATTTTACAGAGTTGAAGGATGCAGAGATTTTAAGAGAGAGACTAGATACTCTCTCACAGGCAGCTGACTATGTTGGTAAATACTATTCAGACGAGTATGTTAGAAAGTATATACTGAGACAGACAGAAGAAGATATCCGTATCATTGACCAACAGATTAAAGATGAAGGTGGCAATGAAGAGGGTGGTAACGAAGACGATGACGACTTCGGTGGTTTTTAGGAGTAAATTATGAGTAGTGAAATATCAAAACAAATCGTTGACCAAATAGAAGCAGGTCAACTTGAAGCTGCAAAAGGTTCTATCGGTGATGGAATTAAGAAAGCAGCTGCAGATGCAGTAGACATGAAGAGAGTTAATGCTCAAGTCGACTGGATGGATACACCACAGGAACCTACAGGAGAGTAAGGTGAAGTCATTTAGAACAGTACAATCTGAGTTGAACGAGGCAAAACTAAAATTGCCTAGTGGTTCAAAGGAGCTCAAGGTTGATGTTTTAAAGATTGGTGGAAAGAAAGTTTCAGTTTCTTTTGTACAGAACAAAAGAAATAAAGTAGATGTTTATATGGATGGGAATTTGTTTAGTGGTGATTCACCTTACAAAGATTTGAAATCTGCTGAAAAAGAGATGAAAGACATTAGAAAGATTATGTCAAACATGTCTGAAGAAGGAATAAACATAGAGGAAATAATACATGAAATTAATATCAGAGTATAACGATTATCAAATGACACCAGTTGTCATCGAAGAAAACGCAAAGGGACAGAAGGAATACTTCATCGAAGGTGTTTTCATGCAGTCTGAAATTAAGAACCGTAACGGACGTGTATATCCTAAAGAGATAATGGAAAAAGAAGTAAACCGTTACAGAAAAGAATTCGTTGAGAAAGATAGAGCATTTGGAGAACTCGGACATCCCGAGGGCCCGACTATTAATCTTGACAAAGTGTCACACTTAATCACATCTTTAGAAGAAGATGGTAACAATTATGTGGGACGTGCAAAGATTTTGAGCACACCAAACGGTCAAATCGTAAGAAATTTGATTGATGACGGTGCCAAACTAGGAGTATCATCTAGAGGATTAGGTTCCTTGGAAGAAAAAGGTGGAGCTCAATACGTAAAAGGGGACTTTCAATTAGCAACAGCAGCCGATATAGTTGCAGACCCTTCTGCACCCGAGGCCTTCGTTGAAGGTATATACGAAGGTGTAGAGTGGATTATGTCTAATGGTATATTGAAAGCAGTTGATTCAGAGAAGATGCGAACCGAATTAAGGGGTGCTAAACTGAATAAATTGGAAGAAACCAAGTTAAATCTATGGAAAAGGTTTGTTGAAAGCCTATAACATATAAATAAAAAAGTAAACTCAAACAGGAGAAAAACATGGCAGAGTTAGAAAATAACCTAGAAAGTACAGAAGTAGAAGTTTCTGAAGAGAAGCAACCTACAGATGGTGCTCAAAAAGGTGACGCGAAACCTGTTAAGCAAGGTTCATCAGATGCCGAGAAAATCGAAAGCGGTAAAGCTGAAGTCGTCAAACCCGAAGAAAATCCTGTTGACAAAGCAGTTGATGCACAGAAGAAAGCAGAAAATGTGAAACCAGTTAGTGGTGATGCACATCAAAAGAATGCTGGAAAAGGTGACAGTCAACCTAAACTTGCAAAAGTTTCAGAAGAAGAAGAGTCTAAAGATGTTGTTAAGGCAACAAAAATGGAATCAATCAAAGCTATCGTCAACAACATGAAGGAAATGACTAAGGAAGAACTTCAAAGTAGATTCAGTTCTATATCAGAAGACGAAGTTGACGAGACCTTGACTAAAGCAGAAGTAGCTAGAAAAATTGTAGAATCACTAAAGTCTATGGACGAAGAAGCAGTTGCAGAACTTGCTGAAAAGTGGTCTGAAAAAGAAGAAGAGGAAGAAGAAGTCAAAGAGGAAATCGTTGACGAAGAAACTTCTGCAGAGCTCGAAGCAAACCTAGTCGAGATTGAAGTAGAAGACGACCTATCTAAAATCTCTGAAGCACTAGACCTTTCGGAAGAAAGTGCTGAGAAAGCAAGAACTATCTTCAAGGCTGCAGTCTCATCTAAAATAGAAGAGATTAAAGAGTCTTTAGAAACCCAATATTCAGAAGAATTAAAATCCTCAGTGGAAAAAGTCAAAGCTGACCTTGCGGAAGGCGTTGACAAATATCTTTCATATGTTGCAGACGAGTGGACGAAAGAAAACGAACTTGCAATAGAAAGAGGATTGAGAGCAGAGATGACAGAGAACTTCATCGATGGTTTGAAAACATTGTTCACAGAACACTATGTTGACGTGCCAGAAGATAAGTACAACGTTATCGATGAACTCGCAAATCGTCTCGATGAGATGGAGCAAAAGCTTGATGGTGAAGTCAGTAAAAATATTGATGTCACAGAAGAGTTAGATGCCCTCAAGAGAAGTAACGTGGTTAAGGCAGCTGGTGACAGTTTGTCCGAGTCACAAAAAGAGAAGCTAGAATCATTATCTAATGGTGTAGACTTCAAAGATGAAGCAGACTTCGCTGAGAAGATTGCAGAAATCGCTGAAGCTTACTTTCCAAAAGAGAGTGATAAACTAGTTGAGGATACTATTGTAGAAGAAGGAACAGGGGAACTTTCTGAAAAGAAAGAACCACTACTTGCTCCCGACATGCAACAGTACACTCAAGCAATAACTAAACTAAAACCATTAGGTTAAATTTAAAGGAAAAATAAAATGTTTTTATCAGAAAACTTACAAGAAAAGTGGGAGCCAATTCTAGAACACTCCGATTTGCCAAAAATCGAAGACAACTACAAGCGTGCTGTTACTGCTGTTATTCTTGAAAACCAAGAGAAGGCCCTTTTCGAAGAGCAAGGAAACTTGGAAGAAGCAGCACCTTTAAATGCTACTGGAAGCGCGGTTGCAAACTGGAATCCTATTTTGATTTCATTAGTAAGACGTGCTATGCCAAATCTCGTTGCATACGACATTTGTGGTGTTCAACCAATGACAGGCCCAACTGGACTTATCTTTGCTATGAAAGCAAGATATAACGATGATACTGACGCCGATAGAGCTGCAAAATCAGAAGCACTTCATAACGAAGCAAGAACTGATTACTCTGCATCTCCTCAAGGAACAGGTACTTCACTAGGTTCAGACCCAATAGGTGACCCTTTCGACACATCATCTCCTTCATACGCATCCACTACAAGTGGTGGTATGAGTACTGCTTCTGCTGAAGCATTAGGTGATGCAGCAGGAAATCACTTTGCAGAGATGGCATTCTCAATCGAGAAAGCTACTGTCACTGCTAAATCCAGAGCATTAAAAGCTGAGTACACACTCGAACTTGCACAAGACCTCAAAGCAATCCACGGTCTTGACGCAGAATCAGAACTTGCAAATATTCTTTCATCAGAAATTCTTGCAGAAATCAACCGTGAAGTTATCAGAAATGTTAACTTACAAGCAAAAACTGGTGCAGCTTCAACAGCTTCAGCAGGTACTTTCAACTTAGATGTTGATGCTAACGGTAGATGGTCTGTTGAGAAATTCAAAGGATTATTGTTCCAAATCGAAAGAGAATCAAACTTCATCGCTAAAGATACAAGAAGAGGAAAAGGTAACTTTATCCTTTGTTCAAGTGATGTAGCTTCTGCTCTTTCAATGGCAGGTGTATTAGATTACACTCCTGCTCTTAACACAAACTTAAACGTTGACGATACTGGTAATACTTTTGCTGGTCTTCTAAACGGAAGAGTTAAAGTATATGTTGACCCATATGCTGGTGTTGACTACTTAACAGTAGGTTATAGAGGAACTAACCCTTATGATGCTGGTCTTTTCTATTGCCCATACGTTCCATTACAAATGGTTCGTGCAGTAGGTGAGAACACATTCCAACCAAAAATCGGTTTCAAAACTAGATATGGTATGGTTTCAAATCCATTCGTAGGTAATGTACCTGCTGACGGACTTGCATCCAATGGAACTAACCAGTACTACAGAAAGATGGCAGTGTCTAACATTCTGTAAGGAACTTAGGTTCTCATTCCTTAATTGGAATACTAAAACCCCTCTCACGAGGGGTTTTTTTTGGCGATAAATACCTGTATGAAGATGATTAAGTATGGTGAGGGGTTGGAAGGTTTCTTTAAATGGAAGAATCCAATCACAGATGACGAACACACAATGTACCTTCCAACGGAAGCACGAGTTAAAAAGGTTATCGATTGTAAAGGTGAAGATTGGTTTGATGGGAAGACTATCCTAGAACTAGGAACTGCACATGGACTAATTGGTAGACACTTTGAAAAGTTAGGTGCAACTGTATCCTATGCAGATGCAAGACAGGAATTATTAGATTCAATAGACACAGACTCAGAGAAGTTATGTATCAATCATAATGAAGAATGGTCGTTCAGAAGAAAGTGGGATTTGATTATTCACTTTGGTACTCTGTATCACGTTAAAAATATCTACGATGATTTGAGAAGAGCATTTAATCATACTGATGAAATGTTTTTAGAGACTGCAGTCAATACATTACCAATGCCGGCACCATGGTTTAGACAAGAAAAGATGTCTGCTGTACATGGAGCTCCAGGCGAAGCAAAGAAGAGAAATTGTAGAGTCTTTAATGGGTTCGACCAGTGGGAAGCTTCATTTAATGATACACATGTAGAAGAATACTTAGATGAGATAGGTAAGATATACGCAAGATATGATGATGAAGATTTGGATAATGACTTTGGTATAATCATACCTAACGAAGTCTATAGAAGAGACGTATACAGTTGGACACTGGAAGATGTGCATCCTAAGAATCCAAATAAGGCATGTAAGTTTGCATCAATACCACCAAATTATGTTCACTTCCGTAGGTTCTGGCATATCAAAACACCTAAATAAGTATATACGGAGAACAATATGTCAAATTATGAAAAGAGTGTACAAGTTTTAGAGGGCCCATGGGAAGCAAAAACATTTCCACAAGGTCGAGAGAACACAAATGTAATCTCTAGAAAAACTGTAACCACTTATATCCAAGAAGGATATCTATGTGAAGAAACTACAACAAGAGAGTATAGGGGTGACGATTATCACGACATCACTACTAACAAACGGATAACAAGAGTCCATGGGTGATATCAACAAATCTCTTCTCAATAAGAACAACTTTAGACTTCTTATTGATAGGATACCAACTGCAGAATACTTTGTCAAGAAGTGTAATATTCCAGGCGTGTCATTCTCAGAATTAGCACACGGTGCTGGGGTTGGGTTGGATGCATATTTTCCAGGCGACAAAGTTACATTTGAAAATCTATCTGTAGACTTCTTGGTGGATGAAGACCTAGAGAACTTCAAAGAAGTGTACGAATGGATGAATGCAATTGTACCAATTAAAGACCCTAAAGATTATGAGACCTATGTTGGTACCAGTAGAAATCTAATAGGAACGTCTTCGGATAAGGGAGATGCAGGCTCAGAAGTATCTGATATCACTCTTATTACAACAACAAACAAAAACATACCCAATAGATACTTTAGATTCCATGACTGCTTTCCAATCGGTCTAAGTGGATTAGAGTTTGAATCGGGTGCAGATGGTGAATCTGTGGTTGCAACTATTGAGTTTAAATTTACTTACTACGACATAGAAACCACTAGTTAGATTCACGTTTTCGTGATATAATATTATTATGACTTTAGAAGAATTGAAAGCCCAGTGGGCAAGTGACTGTGAAATAGATGACATTGAATTGGATACTGCATCCTTAGAAGTACCTAAGCTTCATGCAAAATACCAAGACTTACTCACTACTAAAATACTAGTTCACAAAAGATACCAAGAACAATACAATACTTTACTTAAAGATAAGTGGTTGTGGTTCAATGGTAAAATGGATGATGATAGAATAAAGGAACTAGGTTGGAACCCCGACCCATTCGATGGTCTTAAAATTATGAAGAATGATATGAACATCTTTTTCAATGCCGATACAGATTTACAACAACTCAATGCAAAGATTGAGTATCTAAAAGTTACTGTAGACTTCCTTAAAGAATGTATGCAGAACATCACATGGAGACACCAAACAATCAAGAACACGATTGATTGGAGAAAATTCATGGCAGGTCAATAATGAATTTACGTAACTACCTATTCACATACCCTTCACTTTTAACTTCAGATGAAGTTGAATTTATTAATGGTAAAGCTGCAGAATTCGATTTAGAGGAAGGTGCAGTAGGGCAAGGTGGAAGAGTAGGATTAGACCCCGATGCTGAGGTAATCAATAAAAGAGCCAATGGAGCAGGTGGTAAAGTCGTTGATAACATAAGAGCATCAGATATTAGATGGTTACATGGAGACCATGGAAAGCTTCTAGGAGACGTTTGGACAAGGATAGAACAAGCTGTTACTATGGGTTCTAAACAGAGTGGATGGAATGTCGACATAGAATATGCTGAACCACTTCAACATACAACATATCATGCACAACAAGGTGAACGTGGTGGGTTTTACACATGGCATCAAGATGCTGGTGACGTACCGTATGAAAACAATGGTATGATTAGAAAGTTAAGTATGTCCATACAATTGACAGACCCCGATGAATACGAGGGTGGTAACTTTCAATGGATAGAAGATGTTCGTTCAAAGGACACACTTACTTCAAAAGATTACACTAGAGACATGAGGGATTACTACCGTCAGATTCCTAACTCTGCAAAACAAAAGGGGTCATTATTATTGTTCCCATCTTTTGTACACCATCAAGTGACGCCTGTCACCAGTGGAACCCGAACCAGTTTAGTTGGCTGGTTTTGTGGACATCCTTACAGATAAAATGAAAGTCACAGTATCAAAGGTGGACGAATGTTTCATGAGGGTAGACTGTGATGATGGTCTAGCCAAAGACCTTCACGACTATTTTTCCTTTGCTGTACCGAACGCAAAGTTCATGCCAAGTTATAAAAACAAATGGTGGGACGGTAAAGTATATCTTTTCTCAATCAAAACACACAAGATTTATATTGGGTTACTTCCATACGTAGATGAGTTCTGCAGAGAACGAGGTTACGAGTTTGAAGGTATTCAAGATGTTATTGGTAAGAAGGAAAGAAACAACGGGCCGATATCAATAGAAGATTGGATTAGTATATTAGACCTTCCATTTGCACCAAGAGATTACCAGTTAGAAGCTTTTAAAACTGCAGTTCAATATGGTAGGCAACTATTATTATCACCCACTGCAAGTGGTAAGTCTCTAATCATTTATTTACTTGCAAGATACTATGACTCTAAGACAGTCATCATCGTACCCACCACATCATTAGTGGAACAGATGACTAAGGATTTTAAAGACTACGGATACAAAGACCCTATCTGTAAAATCTATCATGGTCAAGAAGTTTTCGATGCACCAATCACAGTTACCACATGGCAGTCATTCAGTAAAGCACCAAAGGAAGTAATGCAATCATTCGATGTTGTAATAGGAGACGAAGCTCATCTATTCAAAGCAAATGTACTGAAAGGTATACTTGAAAAGATGAAGACTACTGCTGTACGTATTGGATGTACTGGTACACTGGACGGAACAGAAGTACACAGACTACAACTAGAAGGTTTATTCGGCCCTGTCAAAAAGGTCATAAGCACAAAGGAGTTGATGGATTCGGGAACGATTGCAAATTTAAAAATAGAATGTGTCATACTTCGTCATACTAAACAGAAAAAAATGTCATACCAAGATGAGATGGATTATCTAGTATCACACCAAGAAAGAAATCATTTCATAACTAATCTTGTGGGGTCACTGAAAGGTAATACCCTAGTACTATTTCAATACATTGAGAAACATGGACAACCACTATGGGAAATGTTCAACCCCATGGTCACACGAAGAAAGGGAACGCTCCACTATGTCAATGGTGGGACAGATGTAGAAGACCGAGAAGCAGTTAGAGAAATAGTAGAGAGAAGTGACAATAACGTCATACTAGCATCATACGGAACTTTCTCTACAGGTGTTAACATCAAACGAATAGACAATATTGTCTTCGCATCCCCAAGTAAAAGTCGAATCAGAAACCTTCAATCTATAGGTAGAGGACTTCGTAAGGCTGACGGTAAAACAGAGATGAGGTTATTTGATATATCAGATGACTTACAATGTAACAATCATACTCTCAATCACCTTAAAGAACGTATAAATATATACAACGAAGAAAACTTTACATACGAGATAAGGCAGTTCGATTTAAAATGACACGACCCTCAGATTTAACACCACAAAAATACGAAGTTGTAAAACTAAAAACTGGTAGTGAAGTGGTGGGTATGGTAAGAGACACAACTAAAGGTATTGAGATAACACTACCTATGATGTGTCAGTTAACCGTGCAAAATAAACTTGAAACTCTTGCAACCTTCTATCCGTATGCACCTCTTAGTGATGACCCAATCATCGTTATTCCAAATGACCAAATACTATACCGTAGTAATATGAATCAACAGTTTGTTCCATTCTATGATGAAGCTTCATCAAGATGGTTAGAGATGGTAGAGACACAAAGCATACCACTAACCAACAAAAGGAATGTACCCGATGATGTACGTAGAGAATATTTAACAAAAGTAATGGAGTCCCTTGTCCCCGAAGACATGGACTTAATCGATGAAGACTTCGACCTTGAAGACTTCGACCCCGAAAAAATAATTCATTAGGATTTTTATTTGTCTAAATAAGTGCGTATAATCCGTGTCTATATACTATTATACAATATTTTTATAACTTAACCTTAAAGGAAAACCATGTCAACAGCAACATTGATTGCGAAGAGCATGGTGCGAAAAGCTAGAGAAGTCAAAGAGGACAAACGTGTTTGTGCAATCTGTGACACTATCGAATTTCTAGTGCTGATGACTCTTCCATTTGCGTTACCATTCTTAGTTATCATAGCTTCGAAGTAATGTCAACCAAGAAACTTAACAAACTACGAGAGCAGACGGAGATTATTTGTCTCTGTCTGCTTTTCTGTGGTTCTATATTTGCGTTGGTTCCTAATGTCTGATTTGTGGTTACTGATTAGTGGTCTGACTTTTCAGATACTAATTGTAATCGCCCTCTACCTTTACAACCCAAGATGAAATATAGTATAGTATTCATTTTACTTACCTCTTGGGTATTTCTAGATAGAGAGCCAGGAGCGTTACGTGCAGTGAGAGACTACGAACAATTTAAAAAACACATACAAACATTATGAAAGAAGATAAACTATTACAGATTGTAAACCTTTCCCCTTCAGAAAAATGGATGGAACGTATAGTAGAAATACATCCTATGAAACAAATCTTTTGGGCTACCATAGTCCAAGTCTGTGTTTTCGGATTCATGCTATTAGCATTCTCTTTAATAAACTTATTCTTGTAAACACCTATATACTAGGTAAGAATAATTTTACAACACACACATATACACACAGGAGAAACATATGTCAAACACAACAAAATCAGGCTTTGAAATCCGAGCCGAACTACTATCCCTATCAGAAGGTATCTTAACCTCTAATTATCAAAGGGAAGTTGACGCCGTCTACGCTCACAACGATTCGTTCCCAAATGATAAGAAACCTTTACCACTAAGAGAAATCACTGGTGAAGAAGTTATTAGGACTGCAAGACAATTGAATGAGTTCGTAACAGAGAAGTAGTCTAGCTAAGTATATCCCCCGCGGGACATATTCATTTTATCATACTTTCCTCAGTTGTCTATAGGCTTTTATAAATAAATTTAATTTAAAAAGCCCCTTACAATACTACGATAAACAGGTATAATGTATACATGACTACGAAAAAAGACCCCAAAAAAGCAGAACACTATGTCAATAACAAAGAGTTTACAGCTGCAGTCGCAGAGTTTAACTCCTCTGTAAAAGAAGCAACTTCTGCTGGGAAAACCCCCCCTCGAATGACTGAATATATTGGTGAGTGTATCTATAAGATTGCAACCCGATTATCCACTCGACCCAATTTCATCAACTATACTTACCGTGACGAAATGATTTGCGATGCAATCGAAAATTGTATCCAATACATTGGTAACTTCAACGTTGAAAAATCCAACAATGCATTTGCATATGTTACACAGATTTGTTATTACGCTTTCTTAAGAAGGATTCAGAAAGAAAAGAAACAAGTCTACATCAAGCAAAAACAAATCATGGAATCATCTATTACTATGGATTCATTTGCAACTATCGATGGTCAACATGACCCATCATTAGTTAACTCTAACGTGGAGTGGATGCAAGAGAATATGAATCGTGTAGAATACGAACCACGTAAATCCAAAAACAAAAAAAAGAAAGTAAACAAGAACTTAGAAAACTTTACTGAATGAAGATAGCGATATTAAATGATACCCATTGTGGTGTCCGTTCAGATATGGTTGAGATGTCCAAGTATCAAGGACGTTTTTATGAAGAGGTATTCTTCCCATATCTAGATGAGCATAACATCAAACAGATTATCCATATGGGTGATTACTTTGATAGACGCAAGTACGTAAACTTTGCATCGATGAAAGCAAACATCGAACACTTTGTTGAACCCATGAATGAAAGGGGAATCAAGATGGACTTGATTCTAGGTAACCATGATACATATTATAAGAACACAAATGATGTCAATAGTCCCGAACTATTGTTATACAATCAACCTAATATTACCGTATATGCCGACCCTATTGTAAAGGAATATGATGATTTTCCTATTGCATTAGTTCCATGGATTAACCCCGAGAACTATGCAGACATGGTAGATTTCATGCAGACGGCAGCTGCAACTCATTGTATGGGACACTTTGAGATAGAAGGTGCATTACTATTACCCAACATGACATGTCAGCATGGACTAGACATATCCTATCTTAAGAGATTTGAACAGGTGTACAGTGGTCACTTCCATCACAAGTCAGAAGTAAAGAATGTTAGATACCTAGGTTCTCAAATGGAATTTACTTGGTCTGATTACAATGACAAGAAGTACTTCCATATTTTTGATACAGAAACAAAAGAGATTACTCCAGTACATAATCCTCTCACTATGTTTGAGAAAGGTTATTATGATGATGGTAAGATAAAAGATTTTGAAGAGCTACAGGACTTAGACTACTCAAAATTCGACGGCAAGTTTGTAAAAATTATTGTTGTTAACAAAGACAATCCGTATTGGTTTGACTCATTCCTTGATAAGGTACATGCTTCTAATCCATTACACGTTGCAGTTGTTGATGATAATAAGCACATGGACTTCTTTGATGATGAAGAAATCGAAGGAGTAGACGATACCCTAACTATATTATCCAAGTATGTTGAGGGGTTAGAGATACAAGGTAAGAAAGAAAAACTCGATGAGATAATGAAAACTTTGTATAACGAGGCATTGGATGAACACACTTATTTATGATAAATTTTGAGAAGGTACGATGGAAGAATTTACTTTCATCGGGTAATACATTTACAGAGATAGAATTAAACGGACATCAAACGACACTTATTCTAGGAGACAATGGAGCTGGTAAGTCCACACTTTTAGATGCATTATGTTTCGGATTGTATGGACGTGGATTTAGGAATCTAAAGAAAGAACTTCTTATTAATAGTATCAATGAGAAAGCTTTAGTAGTAGAGATTGAGTTTTCAATTGGTAAGAAACAATATAAAATTATTCGTGGTGCAAAACCAAACATCTTTGAACTATATGTTAACTCAGTACTTGTCAATCAAGATGCAACAGTAAGAGATTATCAAGACCATATAGAGAAACATATTCTTAAGATGTCTTATCGTTCGTTTACACAGGTTGCAATCTTAGGTTCTGCAAACTTCACCCCCTTCATGCAACTTAGAGCAAAGGATAGGAGAAAACTTGTAGAAGACTTGCTAGATATTAATATCTTCACCACCATGATGCAACTATTGAGAAAGAAAAAGGCTGCACATCAAATTGATTTAAAGGATACTCAACATCAAGTTGAGATTCTAGAGGAAAGACTCAGTGGTCTTAATGAACAAGTCAAGGTCATGACAGAAAATAGAATGGCAAAGATTACTCAGTTCGAACAAACAGTAGTAGACACCAACATTCATATAGGTGAGCTGTTAGAAGTTATAGATACTAACAGTGAAGAGATTACAACTATACAGTTAACAATTTCCGATAAAGATTCCATTACTAAAAAGTTAAAAGACTTACAAGATATGGAGAAACAACTTACTAATGCAAGAAAGAAAGCATTAAAAGAAGTTGAGTTCTATGAAGAGAATGATGAATGTCCAACATGTAAACAAGGGTTAGATGAAGAGCATAAAAAGGAACACCTCGAATCAAAGACTAAGAAGGCAACGGAGATTGCACATGCACTCCAACAGATTGAAGATGGAGTCGGGGCTGCTTCAAAACGAATCATCGAAATCAGTGATATCCAAACCGACATCGACAATATTCAAAGACAAGTAGGTCTACATCAAACTGAAATCTTATCCAATCAAAAATACATTCAAAAAATCAATGGTGAAATTGAAGAATTAAAAATCGAATCCGATGGTGGTACAGATGTACATGAGAGAATAACCAAAGGTGAAGATGAGTTAGATGTTCTGCATACTAAACACAAAGCTTTAGTGGACAGAACTCACTACTATGACATTGCAACAACTCTACTTAGAGACCAAGGTGTAAAGGAAAAGATTATTAAGCAGTATGTTCCTATTATGAATAAGCTTATTAATAAGTATCTTGCACAGTTAGAGTTTTATGTTGGGTTTGAGTTAGATGAATCATTTGACGAAACAATTAAATCAAGATTCAGAGACGTATTCAAATACGAAAACTTTTCACAGGGTGAGAAGATGAGAATCGACCTTGCACTTCTATTCACATGGAGAAGTGTAGCAAGAATGAAGAACAGTGTGAACACCAATTTACTAATCCTAGACGAAGTCTTTGACTCATCTTTAGATGTTGCTGGTACAGATGAATTTTTAAAGCTGTTAAACACCTTGACAGATGGAGTAAATGCATTTATCATTAGTCATAAAGGTGATACATTATATGATAAGTTCAGTAATGTATTAAGATTCGAGAAACATAAAAACTTCTCTAGACTGGCAGATTAGGATAAATAGTATTATGAAATCATTCTCACAACTACTCGACCCAAAACTGGAAGATATCAAATTAGATATCCCAACACTCGATGAAGCATTAGAAGTAAAAGACTTGCCTTCAGAAGTAACCGATGGATTGACCATTGAGAAACATAAGAAATCTAATAGTAAGACTACAGTTTTTGTTGTTAAGACACAAGACAGAGATGGTGATAGAGACGAGGTAGAAAAGAAGTTACGGAATGCAGACATTCATGCCGAGGTAAAGGGAAGTTCACTATCAAGTTTTGACCCTATCTTCATCCCATCATTGAATGGAGACCGTGCAATCATCATGTTTAAACCTAAGAGTGGTGGCATGAATGAGACAACACTAAACTCAAGTATCACAGAGTTGTTCCCTTGTATTGCATGGGAGAAAGGCTACAAACCTAGTTCAGTTTCATCATTCTATGAGTGGATACTTGAACAGAATGTAGATAAATTAAAGTGTGTAGGTAGTTCAGATAAACAATCTGCAAAGGACTTCATTGCACAAGCAGAAGACTCATCCAAGTTTCAAGAGAAAGTAGAGAATGCAATAGGTATTACAAAGTATATCTATGATGAAATGAAAGCGAAGTCAATCAAGAATGTTTTTTGGGGATACCGTGCAAAACCAGCTGGTGTTCCATCCAAACATCCAGGCGACATCTTCCTTCAGTTTACGGATGGTGCAATCTTAGGAACCTCTCTTAAAGCAGGTGGTAAGAAAACTTCAGAACCTAAACTCAACACATACGTAAACCCAATCTTCCAAGCATTTAAAGAGGGGAATCAAGTACCTAAGTTATCTGCAAAGTTACACAAAGAAGTGTTCTCTAAGATTGAGGGTATGCCTTCTGCAAAAACCTATGACAGTAAAGATAGAAAGATTACCCAACAAGTCCTAAAGGATTTTGATAAGAATAATAATGGTAAGTACGAACAGTACTATAACGAACACTTAGAGATAGTCAGACAAGCACTGATAGACCTATTCAATAAGAATGGTAAACAGGGTGGTAAATCATTTGACTATATAAAGAAAGAGATTTTACGTGAAGCCCCAGGCGTACCAACTAAAGTAATTAAGGGTATCGGTTCTACGTATGAACAGGTTACAGATGATGATGAACTCGGAGTATTTTTACCAGTAGTTAAGTTCATTAAAGCAGAAGCTTCTAAATCATCGAAACAGAATTGGTTCCTACACCTTGCATCGAAAGATACAACGTACACCATGCAGATGTCAGTGAGGACTAACAAAGCAGGACATGCTGGACTTAAGAAACTCGGACAATTTTATAACCTCGCCGTAAAATATAACGGCCTACTAAAGAAGTAATTATGTATCAATTGATAGAAGAAGCCAGTAAGGTTTTAAGAACCCCACCCCTCGTATTTGATTTCGAAAATCGTACCGATGCTGAAGAGATTGAAAAATCTTTAACAGAAGCAATGGAAAGGTTTGGTGGAATCGGTCTAAGTGCAAACCAAGTAGGATTGGATGCAAGAGTTTTTGTAATGAAATCTCAAGACCAAGGGATAGTTGCATTTTTCAATCCCGAAATAACAAAGGTATCACAAGAGACCGACTTGATGAAAGAAGGGTGCTTATCGTTCCCCGATATATACCTTATGATAAAACGTGCAAAGTTGATTGAGTTGAAGTATCAGAATGCACAGGGTGAAGATAAAGTGGTCAGTCTAGAAGGTCTTGCCTCTAGATGTGTCCAACATGAAGTTGACCATCTAAATGGTATCATCTTCCTACAACGTGCATCTAGATTGAAGTTAGATAGAGCATTGAAGTCACGTCCCAAAGAACGTGCAAAGAGAATAAAATATGAAGAACGACAAGCATTTGCAAAGTACATCCAAAACAGTGCTGCAGCCAATAGTGATTCCCAACCTTCTGAGTCAGAAGGACAGTCTGAGTCTAATACACTATCATCTACAGCATAAACACTTAAGAACAGTTGGTGACGGTTCTGATTATCGTGCCATAGACTTTTGTCACATAAAGACACCATGGGTTCGTGATATCTTTAGACGTTCTGCACAGGCATGTACATCCCACATCTTTAAAGAAACAGGACAACATTTCTATCCCGAAATGTTAGCACTCAATGAATGGGACATAGGTGGAGTTCAGAAACCACACTTTGATACCTATTCCAACTCAGAAATCAATGAGGGTGCTGTCCCCCAAGAAGGAAACTCTAGGGAATGGACGTGTATTCTATATCTAAATGACAATTATAACGGTGGACAGACCTACTTTCCACCCAGTGAGACCTTCCCAATAGGCCATGAGCACCCACCACAGGCGGGTGAGGGACTTCTTTTTCAAGGTCTATACCTTGAACATGGGGTTGAGACAGTAAGAAGAGGCCCAAGACACACCATATCCATGTGGTTCACAGACATCGAAGACAGAATTATCCCCGATTCACCCATCGAACTAGACCAAAACCAACACCAAATCCACAGACAAAACTCCTACACCCCCCGCTAATCAGGCCTTGACAATGCCCTAAGCTTTTTGATATACTATGTGTATATTATGAAAAAGGATGAGGGATGAAGTACCTAAAAGAGATTACGGACTGGACTGAGTCAAAGACTACAGTTCCAAACCATACTTACATAGTCAACGATGCTGGACAACTAGTTGGATACATCAAGACTGGAACCAAAGAAGAAATCATCTTCAAATCTCCAATGAAACAATTCTCTAAATCAAGGAGAAAATTTATTACGCTCTAGGCCTTGACAATGCCATGCAGCTAATGATAGCATATACTTATGACTGAGACAAAAAGAAACCAAAAAGACCAACTTGCCAAACTAATGGCAACAGAGAACATTACTATTGTTCATAAACCAATACCAACTGCATACTTTGATGTAAAGAATAGGATACTTGCTTGTCCTACTTTCAAAGATGATATCAGTAACGAACTTTATGACCTGTTCATGGGTCACGAAGTTGGACATGCATTGAATACACCTTACGAGGGACTTCACAATGCATTGTCTAAAAACAAAACACTCAAAGGATATCTCAACGTTGTTGAAGATGTTAGAATTGAGAAAGCAATCAAGAACAAATTCCAAGGATTAAGAAAATCTTTCTACACTGCATACAATGAGTTGATGGAAAAGGATTTCTTCGGTCTTAACGGAAGAGACTTGAACACACTTTCATGCATTGACAAAATCAACTTGATTACTAAGTGTGGTTCTAGGGTTCAAATTGAGTTGACCGACCAAGAGTATAAGTTCTTGAACATGGCAGAGGCTTGTACTTCTTGGGAAGACGTTGAAGTTTGTGCTGAAGCAATCTACAACTGGTCAAAAGAAAACGAAGTTAGAGATGAGAATGATGAATCAATCGTTCCTAAAATGTTCGACCTTGATGATGAAGATATAGAAGATGAAGACCAAGGTGATTGGGATGAGTCAGATGATGGTGACGAATGGAATGATGATACTTCAGATTCAGAAGCTGATGATGAAGAAGAGACAGAAGATTCACTTCCCGAAGCACCCGAACTTGGAGACGGTGACCAAGACTTAGACGGTGAAGAGGATGATATAGAAGAGTCAGAGTCAGAGAAGAAAACTACTGGTGCTTCTAAAGAAGGTGGTGTTGCAAGTAAAAATGATTACGATGGTGAGGGTGGTGCTAGAGAATCACTCACTGAACACCATGCACATAACAATGAAGAAATGTTCATCGATGATAAAAACGTTTGGAGAGAGCAAATCAACCTAAGAGATACTTTCAAAAACAATGATATGAATATCGTGGTTGGTCATGACAAAGTTCTTGCAGACTGGAAAGCATTCTTCAATGAATACTCCACAGAAAGACCATCTGAGTCTGAGAAAAACATTCCTAAGATTCAGTACACTGCAAAGAAACTTATTGACAAGAACAAAAAACTTGTTGCTCACATGGCAAAAGAGTTTGAAATGAAGCAGACTGCACAGAGAAGTGTTAAAGCTTTCAGTGGTAAAACTGGTAAGTTAGATATGAACAAACTTGCAAAATACCAAATCGTTGATGATGTTTTCAAAAGAGTTACTTACTTGCCTGATGGACAGAATCATGGTCTAAATGTTTTACTTGATTGGAGTGGTTCAATTGGAAACAGTTGTGCTGAGTTACTAGAACAAGCAATCATTCTTTCAGAGTTCTGCAGAAAAGCAAACATCCCTCACAGAGTTTATCTCTTCACAGATGCTTACAATAGAGAAGAGTGGACAGGAATGGGTGACGAAGGTTTCCTAGTTGAATTGTTCTCTAACGAAATGAACAACAAGAAGTATAGAGAAATGATGAACAACGTTGCTTCATTATGGATGTGTCACTTCCTAGGTAAGTTGGGTTGGAGAAGTACAAATAAAACTGAAGAGTTGCACAATGCATTTTACGATGGTGAGTTTGCAATAGACTGTGAAACAAATCCATACTTTTGGTTCGACACAGATATCAGACCAATGGCTTACAGACTTGGTGGTACACCACTTGACCATTGCTTGGTTGCAATGAGAAAATTGTTACCCGAGTTCAACAGTGCTTACGGAATTGAGAAAAGTATCTTGACTGTAATCACCGATGGATTCTCACACGGAAGTCCATTACTAAATGTTTCATCAGATGCAAAGAATGAATGGGCCAAAGAGCAAGGGATTGACTCTTGGGGTGTGCAAACTATTGAAGAAATAATTGACCCATACTCAAACAAAGTTTTCCCTTACGGTGACAAAAAAAGAAGTAGATACTATAATCAATCTGCTTTCCAAAAGACTCAGAACTTATTGTCTTGGATTTCTAAAACTTGCAACGTCACTATCACTGGTTACTTTGTTCTAGACAAGAAGAGAGACATGGGTGAAGTCCTAGGTTACACTTCTTTAAAAGATACATGGTGGGACAATGACAGACAACTTTGGAGTGAGATTAGAAAGAATGGTTTGGTTGTTGATTGTCACGGCTACAACAAAATGTTTTTGACTGCAACTTCTTCACTTGGTGTTGATGGTTCAGACGAATTAGATAACGACTTGGTTGACGCCAAGAAGTCAAAAGTGATGGCTGCTTTCAAGAGAAATCAGAAAGCAAAAACAACTTCAAGATTTTTAACAAATGAATTTATAAAGGAGATTTCATAATGAATAGAGAACCACTTAGAGTAGACGATGCATATTACATTAATCACAATACAGACTATTCAAAGTTTGCTGATGCAGTGATGGATGTTGGGCCTGCCCCATGCACCTTCCATGAGTGTCCAAAGATTAATGAGTGCAAGACTGAAGAGAAGGAGTGTTTTGCATTCAGAATTTGGGTCAATAAAGGTGAGAAGTATCTTACTGAGAAGAATAAGAAGGGTATTATTAAATGTGTGGAGAAGATGGGAACTAGATTCGAGTCGCTGAAATAGCCTTGACAGTGCCATCGGCTTTTTGATATACTATAAAAGATGAGAAAAGAATTGAAAAACGGAGAGACTATGATAAATTCAATTGACGTAAACGGTAAGAAATTTTCTTACACACCCGATAGGGTGGAGTTCTTGGGAGAACTGGTCAACAAATTCCCTAACCAAGAATCCTTTGGAAGGAAAGAAATCAAAGATGCCTTTGATGGATATTTCCCTTCATGGATAAAATCCTCGAAGTATAACTTCAAAGAAGCTCAAGAGACTGGGCCTTTGTTGTACAATCTTCAAGCTGTAATCGGTGGTTACAACGGTGGATATTCAGAGAGTGCAACTAGTGTTGTTGCTCCAGCACCAGTGGTGTCAATTGCTTCCCCAAGTAATATGCCAGTGGCTGCACAAACAGAGTCAGTTAATCTACTCGATGATGGAATTAAAATCATTCCCGAGAAGATGTCTAACTATGTTCCTTTTGGACATTTCAAAGATGTCAAAAATATTATTAAATCCAAAATCTTCTTTCCAGTATTCGTTACTGGTCTGAGTGGTAATGGTAAAACTCTTATGATTGAACAAACTTGTGCTCAATTGAAGAGAGAACTTTACAGAGTCAACATCACCATCGAAACCGATGAAGATGATTTGATGGGTGGTCACACTCTTGTTAATGGTAACGTTGTCTTCAGAGAAGGCCCAGTTATCAAAGCAATGAGAAAAGGTGCCGTGTTACTTCTTGACGAAGTTGACTTGGGTTCAAACAAGTTGATGTGTCTACAATCAGTTCTTGAAGGTAAAGGATACCTAATCAAGAAAACTGGTGAGTGGGTTTCACCTAAAGAAGGTTTCACAATCCTTGCAACTGCAAACACGAAAGGTCAAGGGTCAGACGATGGTAAATTCATCGGGACTCAAATCATGAATGAAGCAATGTTGGAAAGATTTGCAATCACGATGCAACAAGAATATCCACCAGTGAAAACTGAGAAGTCAATCCTTGCAAAAGAAATGGAATTGACTGGTGCCGTTGATGAAGACTTCGTTGAGAAGCTTGTCGACTGGGCTGACATAATCAGAAAGACATACTACGAAGGTGGTATCGATGATGTTGTCACGACTAGAAGGTTGGTTCACATTGTCAATGCATTCAGAATGTTCAATGACAAGTTGAAGTCAATCACAATGTGTATCTCAAGGTTCGATGAAGAAACTAGAAATAGTATCCTCGACCTCTACTCCAAGATTGATGCTGGGGTAGACTTGAATGCTGAGGAAACTACAGAAGGTGACAGCAATGATGATTAATTGGAAATGTAATAGTGTGTTAGAGGCAGATTGCCTCTATCACTGCTATCTTGTAGTAGTTCAGAAGAGGGGTAGGAACAAATACATGGGAAGTAAAATTGGTTACCCCGATGGAACTTATCAAGGAACGGTGGTGACTCACAGTTCAGCTTATAAGAAAGATTTGGCTACATATGATTCAGAGTATCAAGTTTTATTTACTGGAACTGAAGCAGAGTGTAGGAAGTTTGAACAAGATTATCTACATGATAACGATGCAAAACTAAGTAAAGAATACTACAATGAATCTAACTCGGGTGCATTCAAAGCAGAATCAAAATTCTTTATTCAATGTCTAGAAGCACTTGAAAGTAAATTTTATGAAACTGGTGATTACGCTTTAAAAGAAATACTTGGGTGGGATACATATCAAGTTAGAGAAGAAGATGGAGTTGACCCTTCACATGTCAAAAAAATATATGACAAATTAATGGACGACCCTTCCTTTTGGACTGGAGAACTATCTGAGAAACACTTGATTGTTCTAGAGAACTTTAAAGGAAAGGGTAAACACACAAGACTTAGTAAAAACCATACATGTGCAGCTGGTAAGAAATATTTTGGTGAAGACTCTGATATAACTTTACCAGTTATTTTTATACCCGAATCAATGTGGTCAAAACTTATTGAGACTGAACTCCAAGAGATTGGTCAGTTAGATAATGCAGAACATGACTTTAAACCTAAAGCTCAAGACACTACAACTATCGTCAACACTATCGTTCAATATTGTAAAGATAATAATAAGAAGCATGACGACCCAGTTGTGACTGTCAAATTAAAAAGACATGGTTTTTCTTCTAACGACTTAAAATCATTGAAGGCTAAAATAAAGAAACAGCTTTTAAAACCAAGTGGCCTTGCACCAAATGAGAAATTTGTTAAAACCACAAAAGCAGCTGCTCAAGAAGAAGCAAACAATGAATACAAGGACAAAACTACACATTGCATTATAACTTCTAGTGGAATGTTAAGAGGATTCTTTAATGAATGGTCTAAGTCCTTATCTTCTAAAGCCGTAAGGTCTAAGAAAGATTTAGTGGTATTATATTATCACACTGGAATCGAATACTGGAACAATTTTGCAAAAAATAAAATTGAGTTTGAGAAAAAATTAGATAATATGAATTTGCTTATACAAGCTCAAGGTGGAAGTGGATACAATATAATGTATAGAGAAATAAACCCTATACAAAAGAAAACTTTGTTAGAAAACACTATTGCACAATCAGAACAAGGGTAGTATAATAGAACCATGCCAAGACAAATAGATTACAAATACAACGAAGAGAGGCTGCTCAAAGAGTTCAAACTCTACGTAGACAAGACATACGGTGAACACTACTCCAAAGATAAGTTTCAGGCAACTGAGTTTATCATGGACGGTGGACACGGTGAAGGATTTTGTATCGGTAACGTGATGAAATATGCACAACGATACGGCAAGAAGGGCGGATATAATCGTGCTGACCTTCTCAAGGTTATCCACTATGGATTCCTTGCATTGTACAACCACGATACCTATAAGGAGACTAACTAGTGATGAAAATTAGTAATGATACGAAGGATGTTCTAAAGAACTTCTCAACAATCAACTCGGGCATTCGAGTCAAAACAGGCAACAAACTGGAAACTATTTCCAATATGAAAAACATTCTTGCAGTAGCAACTGTGGCTGAGGACTTTCCTCAAGACTTCAGTATCTACAACCTGCCAGAATTCTTAGGTGCAACGTCTTTAATGGACGACCCCGACTTCCAATTCAATGATTCCTCATTGTCTGTGGCAGATAACAATTCCTCTCTTGCATATTTCTATGCAGCGGAAGGTATGGTAACTGCACCCGAGAAGATGATAACCATGCCAGAGGCAGAGATTACTTTCAAAGTAACGTCAACACTATTGACCGACCTTAAGAAAGCTGCAGCTGTTCTAGGTGTTAATGATTTGATTCTCAAATCAGATGGTACTACAGTAACATTAGTTGTTACAGATAAGAAGAGTCCTACTTCTAATACATTCTCAAGAATTGTAGAAGCAGAAAGTGATGGGACATCTTATGAAATGAATTTCAAGATGGAGAATCTTAAAATTCTAGATGGTAACTATGATGTTCAAGTATCATCAAAAGGTATATCTCATTTCAATAATGCAGATGTAGACTTAGAGTATTTTATTGCACTGGAGCCAGATAGCAAATACAATGTATAACCTATATAATAGTAGTGTGAATATTGTGCCAGTCTCTGCAATATACGCGGGAGTAGTCCCCACTCATCATTGGGTGGACTGCACTGCAAACTCGGTGGGGGGTTTGTTCTTATGAATGAGTTTCTCTATGTAGAAAAGTATCGTCCGCAAACAATTGAAGAGACGATACTGCCAAAGGAACTTAAAGATACCTTTAAGGAATTTGTCAAGAATGGAGAAGTACCTAATCTATTATTGTGTGGGTCAGCAGGTGTCGGTAAAACGACAGTTGCAAAAGCATTGTGTAACGAACTCGATGCAGACTTTATAGTAATCAACGGTTCTGATGAAGGACGTTTGATTGACACACTCAGAACAAAGATTAAGAACTTTGCATCTTCGGTTTCATTATCGGGTGGTGCAAAGGTCGTAATCCTTGACGAAGCAGATTACATTTCTGCAGACTCAGTTCAACCAGCTTTGAGAAACTTTATAGAAGAGTTCTCATCCAACTGTAGATTTATCTTTACATGTAATTACAAGAATAGGATTATTCCACCATTACATTCTAGAACTACAGTTATTGATTTTGGTATCACACCAAAACTAAAACCACAACTTGCACAACAGATGTTGGATAGATGTATACGAATATGTGTACAAGAAAACATTGAGGCCGATGAAAGAGTTCTTGCAGAACTCATCATGAAATTCTTCCCCGATTTTCGAAGAGTCCTCAATGAGATTCAACGATACGGTGCAAGTGGTGTTATTGATAGTGGGTTAATTTCAACTCTCTCCGAAGAGAAGTTAACCCCCTTGATTAATAACATCAAAGAAAAGAATTGGTCAGCCATGAGAAAATGGGTTGGTACTAATTCAGATAATGACTTTAATACATTATTCAGAAAAGTTTTCAATGCGTTAGAATTACAATTGGAGCCCCAATCAATTCCAGCGTGTGTGTTAATTATTGCAGACTATCAATACAAGTCTGCATTTGCAATGGATTCAGAGATAAACTTTGTTGCTTGTCTAACTGAAATCATGGGAGAATGTAAGTTCAAATGACAGAACATAACGAGAGAGTAGAACGACAAAGACTATTACTAGAAGCTGAAGAATGGGCTAGTGGTGTTAAATCCATCCATGCACATTCATTCACTTCAATGTGGTACGACACTAGACGTAATGATGGTTCAGTACTGGACGTTGAATACAACAACGGTGTCGTACAAAGAACAATAAAGTCAAGCGGTGAGATTATTTACTTCGGTGAAGCTCTTAGTGGTCAAGAACTACTCGATTCTTACATAAGAAATACTTAAGATGCAAAAACGGAATCCATTCGATTTTGTCAAGTCGGTCTCTTCCGATAAAACTGATATCATGGTTGATGATATCGAAGAGAAAGCATATCAACCATTCCTAATAAACAAATCTTTGTCTTACCACCAAGATTCTGTTTTCTTTACTAACGAAATGAATTGTCGTCACGGTGTAGACAACCGTCTTCAATATGTGTTTTTCCTAAATACTTTACGAAAACGACAAAGATTTTCTAAGTGGTCTAAACCATATGTTAGTAAAAAACTCGATGTCGTAAAAGAATATTATCAGATGTCAACCCGAGAAGCTAAAGAACTTTATACGCTTCTATCTGATAAAGAATTACGTGAGTTGAAAAACAGAATGAATACTGGTGGTAATAACAATGGATGATGCACAAGAAAAAATAGTTTCAGAATTAGTCGAAGTAACCTTCCCCGAAAAAGATGATTTCCTAAAGATAAGGGAAACACTATCACGCATAGGTGTTGCGTCTAGAAGAGAACAGGAACTATTCCAATCATGTCATATCCTACATAAGCGTGGTCATTACTACATCACTCACTTCAAAGAGTTGTTCAAACTCGATGGTAAACCTACAAACATAGATGAGTCTGATATTGGTAGAAGAAATACTATCTGTAAGCTTCTAGAACAATGGAAACTCATTACTTTGGTTGACCCTTCTAAGATAGTAGAACCTACTGCACCCCTATCCCAAATCAAAATCATTCCATACAAAGAGAAAACCAACTGGAAATTGACCACAAAATACTCTATTGGTGGGTCTAAATAGATAAATACCTCTGTTAACAACTAACGGAGAAAACATATGTGGGATTTTATAAGTAGTATTTGGGCATTCATGTCAGCAATACCAGCGATTATTTCTATATGTTCAGTCATTGTAATGATGACGGACACACCAAAAGACGATGCTCTTTGGGCAAAGTGCTATAAATACATAGAAGTCTTTGCTCTAGCAATAGGTAAAGCAAAGGACAAGAACCCATTACTTGATAAGTAATTTAATTAGGAGAACATTATGGACGGAATAGTAATAGTAGCAATACTGGCTGTTGCATTCGTGTTTTTCGTTGTCAAAGATAAGAAGAAAAAATCTTCAGTATCTAAGAAGACTACACCATCCAAGCCAAAGGCACCAACGGTTTCAGAGTTAAAAAAATTAACTAAGAATCAATTGGTAGAACTTGCAGAGAAGAAGAACCTTAAGGTTAAGAAATCTGGCGCAAAGGCTGCAGTCATCAGCGAAATTCGTGAACAATTGAAATAACTCTTTACGATGTCTTGAGAAGGGACTCAAAAGAGTCCCTTTTTTTGGCGTATAAGAAAGTGAAAAGAATAAATAATTGCATGAATGATATATTTGTTTTGATAGGTGAAGTGGGAGCCCCGATTGCAGGGAGCCTTGTGATGGGATTTTTTATCTTCATAGTCATCAAACAAATTCTAGAAGGCGTAGTTGACGACATTAAAACGTTAACAATGTTTTGCAACTCACTAGAGAACCGTGCAAGAACCATGTCAAATGAAATGATTAAGATTGACATGCTAGTTTCCGCTGCATTGGAACTCCGTCCCGATATAGAACGTGTAGCACGTGCAGAAAATTTTATAGAAGATGGAAAACTAGATGTGAGACGTGACTAATGAGAAATGAAATAGTAATGGTTGAATACACATTTACTAGGGACTTTGTTCTCATGTGTTCACTGGGTCTCAACATAGGATTTCTGTTAGGGTTATTGTTCATCTAATGGAAAGTCTTGTAGCGGTAATAAGTGATTACGGATTTCCAATCGTTATGGCAGTTGGGTTGGGTTATTTCATCTATTACATTTGGTGGTTTGTAGGTGAGAAGCTAGAACCCGAAATTGAGAAGCAACATTTTGCACTAATAAAAGTCATCGACCAAGTCAGAATGTTAGACCAAGATTTGATTCGTCTCCAACAAAAGGTAGACGTAGTTCTCGAATATAAAGAGAACGCTAAGAAAGAGGCAGCTAAAAATGAGAATAGTAAGTAGTATAATTTTAATGATGATGTGTATGTCTGTAAATGCAGATGAAATTGTATTTGGATTTAAGAGTCCTAGTTTTAATGGGGTAGGTCAATCAGCACATTATCTTACCATTGAGAACCAAGAGAAATCAAGACGTGATAAGATAGCACAAGACGTTGAAGATGCAATTGCAAAGGCAGATAGAGAAGCAAATAACACGACACTTGCCAAATTTTTAAGGAACGTAGAGAGCAGAATCTATGCTCAACTTGCAAAACAATTAGTAGAGAATATGTTCTCTAACGGTGAAGCTGTAACATACGGTGTCTTCACTATAGAAGGTAATACAGTTACATACGAACAGATGGTTGGAGAAGACGGTGTGGAATTCATTCGTCTAACCATTGTAGCAAGTGATGGAACAACTACAACTTTAGATATACCAATCGGTACTGGTAGTTTTTAAATGAAAAACTTAGGAATAGTAGGACTGTTAGTCTTGCTCATCAGCGGGTGTGCTGCCATACCAAGCATGACGGATTCCTGTACATCATTGGTTATGGAACGAGTAGGTGAATGTGTCGAACAGGCAGAAGTAGTAAATATACCTACGTACCAAGAACTTGCAGACTTACCACCTGCTGACAATATGCCAGTAGTTGCAGTGTATGGGTTCTTAGATAAGACAGGACAAAGGAAGAGAATGGATAACATTGCATCATTCTCTACTGCAGTCACACAAGGTGCAGAATCATTTTTAATTGATGCACTTAAGACTGCTGGAAAAGGTAAATGGTTTAGAGTAGTAGAACGTACAAGTTTAGACGCACTTGTAAGAGAGAGACAAATCATTCGTTCTACTAGAGAAGACTTTGCAAGACAGGAAGGTAATGAGGATGCTCCAACGGGCATTCAACCTCTCTTGTTTGCTGGTATCCTACTTGACGGTGGGATAATTGGTTATGATACAAACATTGAAAGTGGTGGGCGAGGCGCAAGATACTTAGGTATTGGTTCAAGTGTTTCCTATCGTAGAGATGTTGTCACGGTATCGTTGAGAGGAATATCAACTTTAACTGGTGAAATTTTACTAAATGTACAGACTACAAAGACGATTTTAAGTACAGGCGGTGGTTATGATGTATTCCGCTTCGTGGATATGGATACGAAGTTGGTGGAAATGGAAGACGGTATAGCAGCGAATGAAGGAGTTACGAAAGCAACTCGTTCTGCAATTGAACTAGCTGTCTTAGAACTAATATACCAAGGACACGATAGAAGTTTTTGGGTAATTAAAGATGGTCATCGACATCCACACGGAACTCATGGAAGAAACGAGGGACATCAAATAGAGGATAAACAAAATGAAGAATAAATTATTCATTACATTATGTTTAACATTAGGGTTTTCTACTACAGCATTTGCTGGAGCAGACGACAATGAAATATGGTTGAATCAAAGTGGTACTGGTTTAGTACTAGATTTTACACAGAAAGGATATGGAAACAAAGTTGGTCTAGATGATTTCTCGGGAACATCTGCTGATATGGTTTTAACTGGTGCATCTAATACGTTTACACTTGTCCAATTTGGAGACAGTAACAAACTATTCGGGCCTATGATTGCTGACTCAGCAACTATAAACCTCACCTTCACTGGTGATTCAAATGTTATGGACTGGAACATTGGTCAAAATAGTGCTGACGAGTTAAATATGTTAGGTACTGTTACAGGTTCGTCTAATACATTTGATATTGATATTGGTGCAGATGCTAGTGCTGAATACCTTAACTGGGATTTAGTAGTTGCTGGTTCATCAAACATATTCACTACTAAGATAGATAGTGACAATGCTGTTTGGAACTGGACTGTTACAGGTTCATCTAATGACATTAACACTAATCAATCAGATGCAACTGATAACAGCATTACTGCAATCTTAACTGGTTCAAGTAATGATATCGACATCATTCAGAAGAGTGGTTCAGATACAGGATGCCCAACTGGACAATCTTGTAGTGGTATTATCGATGTGACTTTCGTGACTTCTAATGCAAATATTGACATCGTTCAAAAAGACGATAACGATTAATCTTTTACTTATTGGTTCACTTCATGGTGAACCAATAGGTGAGATTACAGAACAAACAGGATACGCTGGGTTGCAGAGAGACGGTGAGACTACCGTCATCTCAGCATCTGAGATGCCTGAAGTGCTAATGTATGATACAGCACAAACTCAGAATGGAAGAATGAAAATTCAGTTCCAAGGAGACGAGGAACTAGACTTAACAGAACACTCCAAAGTTTGGATAGACGAGGTTTACTATGACCCCGACCCATCCAAGTCAAAGATGGCCATAAGAATGGCACAAGGCACCGCTCGATTTGCTTCGGGTTTTGGTGGTAAAATAAACAAAGCGAACATAAATATAACTACACCTACTGCACAGATAACAGTCAGAGGCACAGATTTCACAACTAGTATTGATGAAATCGGAAGGTCATTGATAATTCTGCTCCCCGATAAATGGGGTGCTCCCTCGGGAGAAATTGTAGTAAGTAATGCTGGTGGTTCGGTGACCATGAATGAAGCATATCAGACAACAATGGTTTCAACTTATGATGATTCACCTACAAAACCAGTTGTAGTGAATGGGATTACACCCAATCTAATTGATAACTACTTCATTGTATCTCCACCCGAAGAGGTGACAGAACAGATATCAGAAGAAAGTGGTTCAGAGAATGATAGTAGTAATATTCTAGACGTAGACTTCCTAGAGTTCAATGATTTAGAAGAAGACTATTTCGAAGATGATGAATTAGAATATACAGAACTCGATAGAGATTTATTAGATGTCGATTTCTTACAAGATTTACTGGACGTTGTCTTAGAGATTGACCGTAAGGTTGGTATCGATAGAGAACGACAAGCATTCGGAAGTGTTCGTATTCAAGGAACAGGTTCGGGGTTTGACAAAGACACTCAATACAATACAATTGTAGACAAGGGTCTGGGCCAGATATGGTTCTACAGGGAAGTTAATGGAGTTATTTCCATTAGATTACCAATGTTTGCACAAGCATCCATTAGAACCATAACAGACGAAAAGGAGTCACTAATACAAGTGGGTGATGGTTCGTCTATAAATATTACTATCACACAAACAAACTAGGAGAATATATGAATATTATAGAAAAGTTCCGTGCATGGCATGAAGCACAATTATTTGGGTTTCAGAAAGCTATGAGATTGGATGATTACCACATGTTGTGGTTAGCATTCGGTGAGGGAGTTGTCTTATGTTTAGTATTTTTATGGTTATTCTAAGAAGAATATGATATGAAGAAAAGTTTATTATTAACTTTATTGATAAGCTTGTCGACATGGGCAGACGAAAATCATGTCCATGTTGAACAAGTTGAGAGTGGTGATGTAGACCTCTCTATAATTCAAACAGGTTACAACAACAAAGTTGATTTCTCTTTTGCTCACGGTGGCAACACATTCAACTTTACACAAACAGGTAATGGTAATTCCATTTCTTGGGTCTCTTATTGGGGGTCGGGAAAGGCTTGGGGTGGTGATGTAGATGGAACCAATAATACTGAAAACGTAGAACAGATTGGTGGTGCAACATATGGTAGACACATATGGGGTAATAATAATGAGGTGGATGTGTATCAAAATGGAACACACCTACACAACATAGACGTTCATGTCGATGGTGTAGACCACGACTTATCTCAATCGGGTAGTGGAAGTCACACTTCAACCACATACTATTATGGAAACAGCGATAACTCCGTCACTAATGTTACACAGAAAGGTAGTGGAAGTCACACTTCAACAATAACACTTCAAGGAAACTATGCAACAACTTTAAACCTATTGCAAGATAGTTCCACAAATCAAATTTATAATCTAACACAAAACTGTCAGACTTCTAATGGTTGTACATTATCGGTAACACAGGAATGAACGCAGAATGCCCACCCGAGTTTTACGAGTGTTATACTGAAGAACAGTTTAATGAGATACTAGACCTCTTTGAAGAGAATGAAATTGCATTGCCAGCAACACTTGAACCTTTGGGTGACGTTGAGGCAGCTATAAATTTTGGTTGGGAAGTTCTGTTTTTATCACCATGGGAACTTGCGTACATAGCATTGCCCATGTCTGTACTTGCATTCTATGGTCTATCCATTTATACAGTCTTTAAATGGGTACAGAAGAAATTCTCATAAAATGTTTTCGTGGAAATCAGTATTAATAACAATCGTAGCAATCTTTGCTCTAAAGATATGGAATCCTTATTTTGTTGAAAACATCTCATGGTCGTGGTTTGATTACCTTCACCAACAACAGGGTGAATTCTATGTCGATGACATCGTACTTGTTGATATTGATGAGAAGAGTCTTGAGACTTTTGGACAGTATCCTATTCGCCGTGGTATTTACCGTGACATTCTTCTTAACACTCATTACTCTAACACTCATTTGTTCTCTACTCTTTTTTCGGAAAGTGATAGAGACCCTTCACAAGACAATCTATTTGCTGAGGGGTTAGTCAATAGACTTACAATCCTCGGAGCTGCTCCAACAATTCAAAAAGATACAGGTGCATTACCATTCGTAGGTAACTCTACTTTTGGTGGTGGAGATGCAAAGAATTGGTTGTGGAATTTCACTGGGATAGTCCAACCCATTCCAATACTTGCTAAAAACACTTACGGTATAGGAGTTGTAACGGCTACTCCAGCTGTCACTGGGACACCTAATTTTGATGGGACTACGCGGTCTGTACCCCTTATGGTTACTGCAAACGGACAGGTATATCCATCTCTAGTTTTAGAGACATTACGTGCCTTACGTGACCAGCCGTCTTATCAAACTAAGATTACACCCGAAGCTGGAGTTGAATGGGTTAGAATGGGGAGAGACAAACCTATTACAACAACTCCAACTTCAGACGTAATGGTTTCCTATTGGAATAAATTCCATAGAATATCTGCAGTTGACCTACCCGAATCTAATTTTGAGAATAAGATTCTTGTATGGGGTCTGACAGCTGAGGGTTTGAATAATCCAGTTTCAACCCCAAGGGGAGTAATGTATCCCCACGAAGTGCAAGCAAACCTGCTCCAAACCGTTTTGACAGGAGTTCAAATACAACAATCCTACTATCTTGAATCCTTAGAATCCGTTCTTCTTCTGTTAGTCCTAATAACGATATTGGGTTTGGTCTACAAAGCTCCCACACTTCTTTCGGGGGTAGGGAGTCTATTGCTTGTAGGATGCCAGATTGGCGGGAGTTATTATATTTGGACTTCAGAGCTCGTTCTTTTCGATACCTTCTTCTCATCGATTGCCTCCTTGGTGGTGTTCGGACATGCTTCTTTCAACAAGTACTACATTACATATCAAGAAAAACAACAGATTAAGAAGCAGTTCCAAAAGTATTTATCCCCCGACATGATTGAAGAGCTCCAAAAAGACCCATCAAAATTGAAACTTGGTGGAGATAGAAAGGAACTTACCTTCATGTTTATGGACATATGTGGATTCACCCCAATAAGTGAAGCGTTCATGAAGAATGATGACCCCGAAGGATTGGTAGAATTGATTAACAGATTCTTGGACTTACAGACTAAGATAATTCTAAATAATGGTGGAACTATAGACAAATACATGGGCGATTGTATAATGAGTTTTTGGAATGCTCCAATGGACTGTCCGAACCATGCCGAGATGGCAGTCAAGTCTGCAGAAGAAATACTAATTGCTACCAAGGAACTCAATGAAGAACTCAAACCACTCGGTCTTCCCCCTATCAATGTTGGCATTGGTATTAACACTGGTGAGTGCATCGTTGGAAACATGGGGTCAGAACTTAGATTTGACTATTCCGTCATTGGAGATGCCGTCAACCTTGGTGCTAGACTCGAAGGACAAACACGAAATTATGATGGGGTGGACGTGCTGTTGGGCGAAGCAACATATCGACAGTGTCCATCTAGAGCATTCTCTGAAGTTGATAGAATCACAGTCAAAGGAAAATCTGAACCAGTTACAGTTTACACCATCTGAATTACCTAATACGTTTGATTGGACTTTATTCTATACCCTACAACTTGCAGATATCTACACAACATATCGTGGACTTAAATACGATTGTGTGAAAGAACTAAATCCACTTGTAGGAGAGTCTCCTTCAGTAGGTAAAATGTTCGCAGTTAAGACTGCAATTCTATTACCTGCTATAGAAATAGATAGAAGAGAAGACAGATTGACTTCAGATACATTCGACTGGATGAACATTCTTATGTCTGTAGTGGTTGTAAATAATGTTCAACAAATAAGTAATGCAAAAAAATATTGCAATAAAAGATAAAACCCCCTTGAAATTTCAGAAAAAACCCATATAATAGTAGTATGGTGTTATAAATACCATTGTAATGCTCATTAGAGGTTACATATTATAAACTTGCTTAATAAAGGAGAAAAACTATGACACATTTCAATGATGTCTTCGGAAAATTCACAACAGAATTTCCATTCGCAATCGGGTTCGACAGAACTCTTCAACTATTAGAACGTGCAGATGTACAATCTAATTCTAACTATCCACCTTACAATATTGTAAAAGTAGATGAGGAAAACTTCCAAATTGAACTTGCAGTTGCTGGATTCAATAAGAAAGAAATTTCAATCTCAAAAGAGAAAGAAGTTCTTATCGTTATGGGTAATCAGAAAGACCAAGGAAATGCAAGGGAGTTCGTCCATCAAGGACTTTCTTCTAGAAATTTCACTAGAAAGTTTACACTAGCAGACGATATTGTCGTTAAAGGTGCAGACATGAAGGATGGTATTCTAAGCGTATCACTTGAGAGAGTAATACCCGAAGAAGACAAACCTCAAGAAATCAAAATTTCTTAAAAAACCATCTTACAGATACACCTGTTATGTTGTATAATAGGTGTATCTATTATTATGGAGTATAGATTATGACAGATGAAAGAAGAATGGGATTGGAAATTATTGAAGGGGAAACTAGAGTACCCGAAGTAATCCTACCACAGAGAGTCGGTGGTGAATTTGTAGCATTAGACACTGTAGAACAGTTTGCTGGTAAAAGAGTAATTGTATTTGGATTGCCTGGCGCATTTACACCAACATGTTCAACTCAACAGTTGCCTGGCTTCGATGAGAACTTTGAGAAGTTCCAAGAGAAAGGTATTGATGAGATTTACTGTGTATCAGTTAATGATACATTCGTAATGAACTCATGGTTCGAATCATTAGGTATCAAAAACGTTTACCCTCTTCCCGATGGTAACGGTGAGTTCACTCACTTGATTGGTGCAGAATGTTCTAAATCAAATCTTGGTTTTGGATACAGGTCTTGGAGATATGCAGTAGTTGTTAATGATGGTGTAATTGAAAAAGCATTCATCGAAGATGGCTATCAAGACAATGCAGAGTCAGACCCTTATGAGATTTCCACACCCGAAAATCTATTAGAAAATCTTTAAAACACTCTATTCTAATTGTGCTAAATATAGTATAATGGAGTCATGATGAGTGATAATAAATATTTTCAATACAACCTAGAAGACCTTCACCGTAACAGTGAAAGTAAACAGTTTAATTACATTACTTTCTTTGCAGGCGGTGGGGGTTCTTCATGTGGTTACAAACTAGCAGGTGGTGACGTTCGTTACATGAACGAATTCCAACAGTTACATGTTGACACCTACCTAGAAAACTTCCCTAACACAGTACACGAATGTAGAGACATCAAAGAAGTCACTGCAGAAGGTATCATGGAGCTTAGTGGACTTAAGAAATACGAATTAGATATCATGGATGGGTCACCACCTTGTCCACCATTTTCTATGGCAGGTTCCAAGAAAGAAGGATGGAACCAAGAGAAGATGGCATATGGTATGAAACAACAGAACATTGAAGACCTAACATGGGAAATGATTAGGATTGCCGAAGGGTTAATGCCTAAAGTTATAGTATGTGAGAACGTGAAAGGTCTTTCAATGGACTATGCAAGAGACCATCTAAACAAGATGGTAAACGATTTTGAAGCACTAGGATACTCAGTGACTTGGAAAATCATGAAGGGTCATCAGCATGGTGTACCTCAGAAGAGAGAAAGAGTATTCATGGTTGGTGTACGTGATGATGTACTCGAAGGTATTGGAATGCCTTGGATGTGTATGTCTTCAGTCTTCCCCGACCCAGTAAAAGAATTTGCATCTATTGAAGATGCAATTTCAGACTTAGAAACTGATGAAGAAAATATTACAGATGCAAAATATTTAGAAACTGCAATGGATGAATCATCAAAAGGACACTGGGTAAATGGATTCGATGTGCATCCCGATGAGAAGTTTGAAGGTTGTGGCCCATGTACTGGAGTTGCAGAAGTTCTTAAACAAAGAGACAATCAAGCATACACATCTATTGGAGACCACATTGTTAAACCATGGTTCCAAGAACAGATTAAGAACGGACACATACAACCCGAAGATGAAAAGCATTCTTACTACATGTCAAGAATAGTTCCTAAACATCTACCAGCTCATTCATTAACTGAACAGGGTTGTCAACCAAAGTTTATGGGTGGTAATCATTTCCACCATAGTGGTAAAAGAATTTACACACCAAAAGAAATGGTGAGATTAATGACTCTACCAAATGATTATAAAATGACTGGTGATTACAACGACAAGGGTGCAAGAATTGGATTGATGGTAGCACCATTATGTATGTACTACTTAGTTGAAAACATCAAAGGACAAATATTAGAACCATGGAATTTACTGCAAAGACAGACTTAGGGTTTAAAGAAACCTTCGACAAATGGAATGGTAAGTATCTCAATGAAGATTCTTACGATACTGTTATATCATCTATAGATGTTAAAGACGACATCATCAAAATTTATAAGCCTCATGGTACACTCATGGGTGAAACACTACTTGCATGTATTGTAAAGAGAGCATACAAAGGTGACCAGTATCATTTAATTAAAGACACATTGTTTTCTATTGATGATACATCTACAATGAGAGCAAATGCAGCCGGGCCTATCAACCACGAAGAAATGAAAGCAAAAGGATTAATCGAAGGTAAAGACTATGTCCTAAGAACTCCAAACAGTTATTATCCACTTAAGAAGAACGGTGAGTTCAATCGTATTGCAGAAGCAAATGAGATTCATTCCGTTCTAATCGGGTATAAACGTGGCAGATTCACAGGAATGATTAAGGGCAGTGGATGGATGGACAAGAAAGCAAACAAAGAAAAGTTTGAAATCCTATCACAGATTGCTAACGTCAATGAACAAGCACTAAAGACTGCAGTTCCCGAGATATGGAATATGCAAAGAACATTTGCAGATGAATGTATAGAAGAGAAATACCACATTGGTGGTTCTCCTATGACAGCGTTATCTGCAAACAAATATTCAACTGGTGGGACTGCAAAGATGTCTGCACATTTGGATGGTAAAGATTTAGAGTTCGGAATGACAACTATGTGTGTCTTCCGTATTGGAGAATTTGGGGGTGCATACTTATGTTTCCCTAGATATGGTATTGCTATTGAAGCAGATGATGGAGACGTACTGATTGCAGATTCAAATGAATTGCACGGTGTATCACCTATCACTGGTGAAGGAGTGAGATTATCATGTGTTGCATATTGTGATGAACATGTTGCAACTAAAGGGAGAGCTGGAAAATCAGAGAATCCTATTGGCCCTCATGCTGGAAAGTATGAAGAGAAAGGTTCACTGGACGGTTTCTTTTAAATGATATTCATGGTCGGTGGAGTTCCATGTTCGGGAAAGTCGACTCTTATGAGAAGACTTATATCTAGATTGGACGAACCTAAATTGGTTGAACCAATGAAACTATTTAAGTGCCAAGAACATGGTGACATATTAGTAGTCGGTCAATATCCCGAGGGAGAGACATTCGGTGGAACTGATAAGCTCTCTCACGGTTCTATACCACAGTTCAGAGAGTTCATTGAAGCAATGAACATTGCATATAAACATGTATTAATCGAAGGTGATAGATACTTTCGAGGTAAGGATATAGAATGGTTAATAGACAATCACGAAGCACGCGTTTACGTACTAACAGTAGAGTTATCGGAAGAGCACAATCGTCACGCAGAACGTGGAGACACACAGTCCGAAGTGTGGTTGAAGGGGAGACGGAGTCAGATAAACAACATATTAACAAACATGAATCTACTAGGACAATTGCAGATTCGTGATAACGATTGCATAGAATCATCTATGAAAATTGAGGAAGAGATTTATGACAGAATTATTTCATAAGAAAGTCTACATGGTCGTAGAGAATCCCAATGAGGATGATGCAGCCATCGAACTAACAGGTGGAGAATGGGACGGACTTGTATACCAATATGGTAAGATACAATTCGAAGAAGGTAAACCAAATATTAACTTCACAAGAACTATAAGAAGATTTCCACATGGCCAGGAAAAGACGGATATTGGACTTGAGGAACTCCTAAATAATAGTGAATTAAACGACCTCATGGGTGACATATTAATGGAACTTGTCGAGGAACAAATGAAGAGGGAGAAAGAAGATGGCACTAGAACATCATAAATTTAGATTAACAAGCGACACGGTAGAGGAAGGACAGGAAATGTATATTTTCTCCTGTGAAGAAGGCCTTGTTGAAGAACTTAAAGTAGTCTACTCAACTTACACATGGGTAGAGAAGACTGATACTCCACCCGACCCAGCATAACAGTAAGGATTAATCAATGAATAAAGAAGTATTGAAAGCACAAATTAAGCGTCATGAGGGCGAGGTACTTGAAGTATACGCAGACTCATTAGGATATCTAACACTTGGTGTTGGACATCTAATTAAAGAAGGTGATGCAGAACATGGACAACCAGCAGGAACTCCAGTATCACAATCAGTAGTAGATGCATACTACGAAGCAGATTTTGATAAACACGTAGATGAAACAATCCATGTGTTTGAATCAAAAGGTGGAAAGGATTTCTATTCTTTACCCGAAGACATTCAACATGTACTAGTCAACATGACATTCAACTTAGGTGGAAGTCGTTTTGGTAAGTTCAACAACATGTGGAAAGCAGTTGTATCAGAAGACTGGAAAAAAATGGCAGTCGAAATGGAAGACTCTCGTTGGTTCAGACAAGTCGGAAGACGTTCAGTTGAATTACAGGAGTCAGTACTAAATGTCTAACCCTATCAAATGTCTCCGTTTAGAAAACGGAGATGTCGTTATTGGTAAAGTGACAGAAAAATTATTCAAGTACGTAGTAGAAGAAGCACATGCTTGTATTGTTGAGATTCAAGGTGGTCAAATGGAAGTTGGTTTAGCTCCATGGATACCTTATGCAAAGGACTATACTTTTAAGATTTCTAAAGTCAGAGTAGTGTCTTGTTTTGAACCTAGACCAAACCTTGCACAAAACTACAAGGTGTTAACTGGAAATAAATAAAGTGGCAGATATATTAAGAGCATTAGAAAAGAAGTACGAAGGTGATATTGCAGTACACACTGCAAACATTCAAGTCTACCAACAAAACCCAGCAGGTATCGGAGAACATTCTGATATCGTTCAGGCAGTAGATGCAGAAGTTGAGAAACTTGCAGATGCTCAAGATAAGCTAAAATCAGTAAAAGAATTACTACATCCAACCAAAAAAACACTTGTAGAATAGACCTCTTTCTGTTATAATAACAGTATGGATTTTTATACTAATGTGTGTCGAACTCGCGACAAAATACTCGTAAAAGGTTATCAAGGTAAGAAACAGGTTCAAATGTCTGTGGACTACCGTCCTAATCATTACGTCCCAACCAAAAAACCTTCTGCATTCAAATCATTGGATGGGAAGAACCTTGAGGCTGTTAATCTCAGTTCAATGGGTGGTGCAAGAAAGTTCCGAGAGAAGTTTGCTGGAACAGCAGGGATGGAAATCCATGGGTATGATAGATACATCTATACATACATTGCTGATAAGTTTCAAGGGGACATCAAGTATGACCCAAAAGTTATCAAGATTGCAACACTAGATATTGAGTGTGAATGTGAAGATGGGTTTCCCGAACCCATGCAAGCTTTGGAAAAAGTAAACGCAATCACCATCAAACCTTTTAGATTTATGGCTCATACATTCGGAATTGGGCCGTGGGACGAAGCACCAGCTTCCGTACATTATCATGAAGCACAGGATGAGAAAGACCTACTTGAACAGTTCATCAAGTACTGGAGAAAAGAAAAGTTCGACATCATTACTGGTTGGAACGTTAATACTTTTGACATCACTTACCTTTGTAATCGTGTGGACAGAGTATTCGGTTCGGAATCACATAGAAAGTTTTCACCATGGAACATGTGTGATGTCAGAGAGTTCAAGACCAACTGGGGTTCTACCCAACAGGTCTTTAATCTGTATGGAATCAATGTCATTGATTACCTAGAGCTTTACAAAAAACATACTTTTGTAAACCAAGAGTCATACAGACTAGACCACATTGCAAATGTGGAACTAGGTAAATCAAAGATATCATATGAAGAGGAAGGTTCTCTTCACCATCTATACAGAAACAATTATTCCAAGTTCCTTGCTTACAACGTAAAGGATGTTACCTTGGTAGAAGACCTAGAGGAGAAACTAGGTTTGATGGAATTGATTCTTGCAATGTCTTACAATGCTAAGTGTAATTACAACGACACTTTTGGTATGGTTAAGTATTGGGAAACAATCATCTATAACTTTCTGAAGGAACAGAAAATTGCAACACCACCACAGAAGCTGTCACAAACAAAAGGTGATAGAATCCAAGGTGCATATGTCAAAGAACCTATCGTGGGTAAACATGAATGGGTTGTCTCATTCGATTTGAACTCACTGTATCCACATATCATCATGCAGTACAATATCTCACCCGAGAAAATGCAGAGAGGATTGACCGATACATCCGTAGAAAAATTATTCAACAAGGAAACGATTGTTGATGGCGCACTCGGTATCACACCAAACGGGGCTAGGTTCTCAAACGATAAACAAGGATTCCTTCCCGAACTTATGCAGAAGTTCTATGACGAACGTAAGATGTGGAAGGGTAAAATGATTGGGTATCAGAAGGAACTACAAACTTGTACAGATAGGAAACGTAAGAACGAACTCAACACATTAATCAAACGTTCTTACAATAACCAACAGGTTAGGAAGATTGCTTTGAACTCAGCATATGGTGCTTTGGCAAACCAATACTTTGCATTCTTTGACCCACAACTTGCAGAGGCAATCACATTGTCGGGTCAGCTGATTATTAAACATGCAGAGAAGACAATCAATGATTGGTTAAATACCACACTTAAGACAGATGAAGACTATGTTGTTGCAATGGATACCGATTCTGTTTATATTACACTAGACAAACTGATACAGCAGGTAATGCCTAATGAGACTGATAAACAAAAAATTACAAACTTCATCGACTCAATCGCAAAGTCACACATGGAAGACGTTCTTGACAAAGGTTTCCAAGAACTTGCAAAATACACAAATGCCTTCGAACAAAAGATGGAGATGGGGAGAGAGGTCATCGCAGACCGTGGGATTTGGACTGCAAAGAAAAGATACATCCTCAACGTCATCGACAACGAAGGAGTCCGACTAGCCGAACCTAAACTCAAGATGATGGGTATTGAGACTGCAAAGTCCAGTACACCACAATGGGTTAGAGGTAAACTTACAGATGCATTCAAGATTGTTATGCAAGGTGACGAAGAAGAACTATGGGATTTCGTAGAGAATGCTCGTATGGACTTCCGTAGGTTACCACCCGAAGACATGTCTTCACCTAGGGGTTGTAATAACCTAGGACAGTATGCAGACCCATCGATGATTTACGGAAAGGGTACACCCATACACGTACGCGGTGCATTACTTTACAATCATCATCTAACTAAGAAGAATATTCACAAGCGTTATGAGTTGATTAAGAGTGGAGAGAAACTACACTTCACTTATCTCACAACACCGAATCCAATCAATGAGAACGTCATATCATTTATGAACGTTCTACCAAAGGAGTTCGACTTGCATAAGTATATCGATTATGATATGCAATTCGACAAGTCATTCATAGAACCATTGAAGGTGGTTATAGAAAAGATTGGCTGGAATGTTGAACCAGTTGCTTCGCTAGATTCTTTTTTCGGATAAATAACGTTATGGCATACTCAAAAGAAGTAGTTCAAAGATTTGAAGCAGTACTTGCGAACCCCAAAAAACACTCCGTAGGTCGATTAGACAAAGACGACCCACATGTTGCAACAGGACTTGCAGGCGCACCAGCCTGTGGTGATGTAATGCAATTGCAATTATTACTGGACGATGATGAAAAAATCATTGACGTAAAGTTTAAAACCTATGGATGTGGAAGTGCAATTGCAAGTTCGTCCATGTTTGTTGATATGATGATGGGTAAGACTATCGAAGAAGCTAAACTAATTAAGGATAAAGACATCGCTGATGCGTTAGACCTTCCGCCGATTAAACTTCATTGTTCTGTTCTTGCCGAAGACGCAATCAAAAAGGCAATGATTGATTACGATACCAAGTTGGAACATCGCAGACACAATTATCCTAAATAATCACATGGCCACATATTTTAAACAAAGTGAATTTCACGTTACGATAACTAAAATAGTCGATGGCGACACAGTTGATGTCAACATAGACTTAGGCTTCTCTACTGTTCTAAAAAAACAGAGAGTGCGTCTAATGGGTATAGATACACCCGAATCAAGAACAAGAGACCTAGTGGAGAAATTGTTTGGTAAAGCATCTAAAAAACATCTTACACATCTTCTATCAGAAGGTAATATTACCCTCGTTAGTCACGACAAAGGAAAATTCGGACGCATACTTGGAGAGTTATTTGTTCATAACGAAGATGAATCAGTCATCAATGTCAACAAACAAATGATTCTTGACCATCATGCAGTGGAATATACTGGTGAGAATAAAGACACCACAACAGAACGTCACATGGAGCATAGAAAGCTTCTAATGGAGAAAGGAGTCGTCACTCAAGAACAGATTGACGAGGTATTGTAGTGCCTATATCACCAATGGATTGTTTCTATATTGCAATGATATGTGCAATATTCGGATTCATAATCCACTTGGAATTAGGAATGTCAGAGTTAAAGGCTATGATGAAGGAACATACTAGGTTCGACAAAAAAATGTCTGAAGTTGGTAAAAAGTTATCTAATATAGAAAAAAAACTTTAAAACCCCCTTGCACAAACCCCAAACATAGTCTATAATGGATATACATTATGGAGAAGTGTTATGTCATTTATTAAAGATTTAGTAAAAGCATCGGGAAACGAATATGCAAATATTGTTTCGGACGGTGTTGCAGCTGGAGATGTTGATACCTTTGTAGACACAGGTAGTCACATTTTCAATGCACTATTAAGTGGTTCACTATACGGTGGACTTCCCGACAACAAAATTACTGCAATCGCAGGAGAATCAGCAACAGGTAAAACATACTTTGCATTAGGCATAGTAAAACAATTCCTATCTGATAATCCCGATTCTGCAGTTATATACTTTGAGTCTGAGTCAGCAATATCAAAGGATATGATTGAATCTAGGGGAATTGATTCCTCTAGGATGATTATTGTCCCAGTGGTTACTGTACAAGAATTCAGAACTCAATCGATTAGTATACTGGATAAGTATGCTGAAACCCCAAAATCCAAACGTCCACCTTTGATGATGTGTTTAGATTCACTTGGTATGTTATCAACAACCAAAGAAATCGAAGATACTGCAGAAGGTAAAGAGACAAAGGATATGACTCGAGCACAAATTGTAAAAGGTGCATTTAGAGTTCTAACTTTGAAACTTGGTCGAGTTGGTGTTCCTATGATTGTCACAAACCACACATATGATGTGATTGGTTCTATGTTCCCTCAGAAAGAAATGGGTGGTGGTAGTGGACTCAAGTACGCTGCATCGTCTATCATCTATCTATCTAAAAAGAAAGAGAAGGATGGGACAGAGATAATCGGAAATATCATTCACTGTAAGAATGCAAAGTCAAGATTGACTGTAGAAAATAGAATAGTGGATGTTAGACTTTCTTATGAAAAAGGATTAGATAGGTACTATGGTCTATTAGACATGGCACTTGCATTTGGCGTCTTTACAAAAGAAGGAACTCGTGTTAAACTACCTACAGGTAAAACCGATTTCGGAAAGACGATTAATAATAATCCCGAGAAGTACTTCACACCCGATGTGATGGAACTGCTCGAGAAGAAAGCACAGGAATATTTTAAGTATGGAACAAGTGAGACTAGAACAGACGATACTGAAGAACTTAGTTCAGAGTGAATCTTTTACAAGGAAGGTAATACCATTCCTTAAGGAAGAGTATTTCTCCGAGTCGGACGAGAAGACTGTGTTCAACGAAGTAGTTTCATACTTCGATAAGTACACTAAACCACCTACAGTGGAAGCACTTCTCATAAATCTTGATAACAATACGTCTCTTAATGACGGACAGTTATCGAACGCAAAAACTATTGTAGATAGTATTAGTAAGGACAGTGAAGAGACTCCAACCGAATGGTTGGTAGAAGAAACTGAGAAATGGTGTCAAGATAGAGCAATCTATATTGCAGTCATGGACAGTATCGAAGTCATCGACAAAAAGTCCCAACGTTCGACTGGAGAAATACCCGACCTTTTAAAAGAAGCTTTATCTGTATCGTTTGACACTAACATTGGTCACGATTTCATTGAAAACTCAGATGATAGATTCGAATTCTACCACACTGAAGAAGAAAAACTTCCATTTGACTTGGAATACTTCAACAAGGTTACCAAAGGTGGTCTTCCCAACAAGACTCTAAACATATGTCTTGCTGGTACTGGTGTTGGTAAGTCACTGTTTATGTGTCACATGGCATCAGCCAACTTGATGATGAACAAGAATGTACTTTATATCACACTTGAAATGTCAGAGGAAAGGATTGCAGAGAGGATAGATTCAAACACATTGAACATCCCTATGAAAGACTTGCCCGACTTATCTAAGACACAATTTGATAAGAAGATTGACAAAATCAAAGAGAAGACCAAAGGTAAATTGATTGTCAAAGAGTACCCTACTGCATCAGCACATGTTGGTCACTTCCGACATCTATTACAAGAACTGAACATTAAGAAAGATTTCAAACCCGATATGATTTATATCGACTATCTAAATATATGTTCAAGTGCAAGAGTCAAGCCAGGCAGTGGTGCAAACTCATATACACTAGTAAAGAGTATTGCAGAGGAACTTAGAGGACTTGCAGTAGAGTTTGATGTACCAATCATGAGTGCAACACAAACAACAAGAAGTGGATATGGTTCTACAGATGTAGAACTTACTGATACTTCAGAATCATTTGGATTACCAGCGACTGCAGACTTCATGTTTGCACTGATTACCAGTGATGAATTAGAAGAGTTAGACCAAATGGTGGTCAAACAATTAAAGAATAGATACAATGACCCAACCGTATTCAAAAGGTTTGTTATTGGTGTCGACAGAAGTAGAATGAAACTCTACGACTGTGAACAAGAAGCACAAGAAGAACTGATAGACTCAGCCGTCGATGATTCAGTACCAGTGTTTGATAGAGGAAGAAATGATGGACAAAAAAGAGATTTTTCAGAATTCAAGGTCTGATGATTTGTTATGGGGTGTTCCTATAACTGCAATAGAACTAGACCCAACACCATTTGATGAGTGGTTTGAGGATAAAAATTTAGATGAATTATGTGAAGAAGAATTTACATACAGTAGTTGTAAAACGTCACAAGCTTCTGAACTAAATTTACAAGTAGATTATGCACCAATATTAGATATCATCTATGATACGTTCCAAACGCAGTTCTTGAGTCTACTGGGGCCCAAGTGTGACATTACCAGTATGATGGAAATGCCTTGGATTAACACATACGATGAGGGTGGATTTCAAGATTCCCATGACCATCAAGGTACTAATTGTTCTGATTTCTCATGGTGTTATGTACATGAAACTGGAAACTCTCATATTGTGTTTAAGAATAGGAATGCAACCAATAGCGATGCATGTCTAAAAGAGCTCCTAGGAGCTTATGAAAATCATCGAGACTATGTACCACAAATTAGAGATAAAGGGACATTATACATCTTTCCTTCGACAATCTTTCATGCAGTATCACCCAACAAGTGTGCTACTCCTAGAATAACATTGTCGGGTAATATAAAAATCGTTGAAGCTGCAAGTCAAATCGATATGTCCAAAGGTCTAAAACCTATTGACCATTATAAGAAAGGGTCTAACCCAAAAGCACGCCCAAGGCTTGATAGAGAAACTTACCGAAACCGATAAAGCCCATTGACTAATCATAGTCATCGTAGTATAATAATACTATAGATTATGAGAGGTCTTATGAAAAATTTAATTATTATACCAATACTTACTGTATTAGTTAGTTGTGGCGGGGGTGGAAGTTCTTCACCCGAACTACAATCATTACAGTCTTTATCAACCCCACCAGTATCATCATCCCCGATTTACGGAACTAAGGTAATCGATGGATATGTAGAAGGTGCCAATGTCTTTGTTGATTTCAATTTCAACTTGACACAGGACGATGGAGAACCCTCGGGTGTATGGAATTCTGATACTAATGAATATGAGTTTCTAGAATCAGATTTTGATGCAATAAGCAACTTCACCACCAACTGTGGATTATCCCGCCCGAGGGTTGCAGAAGTACCAATAGGTGCATACGATTCGACAAGAGGGTATGTAGAAAGTGCATATACTATGATGTACTTCCCACACGGTGATAGTACGTATAAAGCAAATGTCACCCCATTCACAACCATGTTACTCACTGCAATCAATAGTCAAATGAGTAGCAGTATATCAGTTGCAGACGGATGTGGTTCTACTGCAAATAGTATTGCATACTCAATTCAAGGGGATGTAGACACATTCCTCTATAACTTGGAAACCAATTTCAATATTAGTAGATACTATTTCTACGATGATTTCATTGCCTCGGGAGATACTACACAACAAGCCATAGGTGAAAAGGTAGTAGATTTTCTCACCACACTACACACGATTGAGAATGTTCTTAAAGACCAATACAATATGGGATTTAGGGGTCTTTTAACAGAAGATGTTATCAGTAAGATACTTAATAACGAAACATTTTCTTCAGTTACTTTTGATATACAAAATCAGACTGTAAGCACACAAGAAGATGAGTGGTTCAGATATAACCGTAGGCACAACTTTAATGGTATAGTGGGTAATTCGACTGGTCAAATATTAGACCAAGAAAGTTCACCTATAGAAATTACTATGGCAAATCTAGAAGCCAATTCATCGGTTCTTATATCAGAGAACTATGAAGAACTCATCAAAGACAACGAAACTATTGTAGATGGATACAGGGTACACATATCTGTAGAACAACAAAAAGAAGTTGGTGGATACAACTACGAGAAAACATTCGTAAAATTCACTGGAGATATGAGTGTAGAACTGGCTGTCAGAGATGAGTATAGAAGTGTGATTAAAGTACGTGACAACAACTCATCAACTAGAGGATTTGAATACAGAATACATGACACTGTTAATAATCCTTACTTTAACGATGATGTAGCCTACATAATGGCAAATAGATACACAACAGACCTAATTCAGTTATACAACGATATCACTAGTATTGATATGAACATGAGCGGTTCACAGAATAATCTATATCTTCTATATAATTTTGATTTTAACTTATATGAAGGTGGTAATTCAACCATAGGAAACTGGATGTTCAGACAACAGATGAGCAATGGAACTCTTATAGAAGAATGTACTGGAAGAGACTATACTACAAATGAAACCTTTGAGTTCACTACTGGCACCGAAGCATATAATAGGTGTTCAGAGATGCTATAAATACATATGATATTATGACTACTAACTTGAAATCCTCAGATGTAATAAGTGCAATCGAGGAAAAGATTGCACTAAAAAAGAAACTTCGTGAAGCAAAGAAGGAACACGACACATCTGCAACAAAAAAACTCACCAAAAAAATTGACAAAATCGAGGACAAATTGCACTCGACACCGCTCTCTAAAACATAAATAATTACGTAAACATATACGGAGTTATACATGTCAGAACTTACAGACCTAATCAGCGAATTAACTACTAAAAAAAATTCACTACAGAACCAACTCGATTGGCATAATGGGGTTGAAAAAACATATTTTGTAGGTGAAACTAAATCAGATACATCCCCAGCAGAATGGACTGGAGCTGGAAGAGATGCATTTTTAGTTTGGCACAATGCTCAAGGTGTTAACACAACTGATTTAGACCAAGTGTTTGTAGATATGTACACAGAACGTACATCAACAGAAAATGGTTCTCCAGCAAATGCAATCGAACAGAATGCTGATACACCTACAGTCTTGCAGACTTCAATTGATGCAATTACCACAGACCTTAACCACATTCAATCTAGAGTTGATGCTGGTGAAACGACCTTAGCAAGTTCTTAGACAGCTAAAAAATACATAAATAGTAGACAAGGACACCAAATTGGTGTATAATACCTACTATGAGTGCAAAAAACCTACATTTAGAACATTTAGAAGACGAAATCATCAATCAAGGTATTGAGGGTGGTCGTGGTGCAATTAACTTTCTTCAAGGTCTAAGAGACATGATGAAAGGTCATTCTAACTCTAAAGTTAATATGACTGTTAAGTGGGACGGAGCTCCTGCTATCTTTTGTGGAAGACATCCCGAGACAAATCAATTCTTTGTTGCAAAGAAATCCCTATTCAATAAGACTCCTTTATTTTATACCTCAGAAGATGAAATAAAGAATAGTCCCGACCTAGGTGGCCAACTTAAAGAAAAATTCCTAACCTCATTCAAATACTTATCTAATCTATCTTGGAATACAGTCATGCAAGGTGACTTGATGTACACTAACGACAAGAAAACACAGACGATAGATGGTAAGTCGTACATCACTTTCCAACCCAACACAATCCTCTATGCAGTTGATGAAGAATCACAACTTGGTAAAGTAATCGCAAACTCTAAGATGGGTATTGTATTTCACACCACATACGAAGGTTCAACTATTGAAGGATTGAGTGCATCATTTGGTGCAAACATATCCAAGTTAGGAAGTAGCACAGATGTGTGGTTAGATGATGCAACGTATAAAGATGTCACTGGTAACAGTTCAATGACTGCAAAGGAAACACTTGGATTGACTCAAGAATTGACTGCAACAGGTAAAGCATTTCATGGTATCACTAGGAAAGACCTACAGAAGTTTCAAGAAATACAATCAACAATCACAAAGAAGGGTGCTGGTGCATCTTATAAGACATACTGCAACTCATTAATCAGACAAGGTAAATTCAATCCAACATTTGATGGATACATTAAACACTTTGAAGGTTACTGGAAAGATAAAGTTGTCGGTGGAGTTAAGACAGAGAAACATAAACTAATCAAAACAGAAATTGGTCAAGACCTTTTAAGAGAGTTGAAAAGTCTTAAAAAGTTTATCACAAATCTTACTAGTTTTATGGGTCACTTGGTGTCTGCAAAACAAATCATAATCGTTGCTCTAAATAGAGTAAAGAGCATCGGAACATTCAAGAAAACGGACAAAGGATTCGAAGCAGTTAACCCCGAAGGTTATGTTGCAATCGATAGAAGTGGTAAGGCTGTAAAGCTTGTCGACAGAATGGAATTTGCATTTAATAACTTTACAGCAATTAAGAACTGGGACAAGTAATGAAAACATTCGGTAAATTTTTAACAGAAGCAAAAGACAAAGGTGTGGTATTCACATTCGGTAGATTCAATCCACC